GTGCGATACCGGTGAACCGACGGCCGCGCGCGTGATGATCGTCTGCTTGCGGCCCTTGTACTCATCGTGGGCCTTCACGGTCGCCTTGACGCGGTAGGTGACACCCTCCTTGTAGTCATCGGAGGTGCCGGTCCACCAGTTCACGGCGTTGCCGGTGGGGTCTTCCCACTTGTTCAGGTAGCGATCGCCCCAGTCACCCTGGAACGCCCGGTAGCCCATGAATGTCAGCTCGAAGGTCTCGCGCTTGCCGACGGTGCCGACCCACTCGTTGGTGCGGGTGGCGGCGCGGCGCTCCTCGGCCTGACGCGCGGCGCGCTGCTCGTGCAGCCGCTTGATGTAGCCGTAGACACTGGCGACGTAGCCCTCGTTACGCGCGCGGACGTAGTCGAGCTGGAGGAGCACACCGAGGTTGTGCTGGTAATCGTTGGGCTGTTCCACCAACGCCAGGGTCGCGCGCGCTTCGGTAATGATGGATTCGGCCTCGGCCGTGTCGGCCTCAGTGATCGTCCAATCCTCGTCCCACTTGGCGCGCTGGGTCTCGCCCGCGTCCAGGCGCATCTGGTGCGACGCGCGGCCACTGGTGGACTTCCCATCGCCGTTGCGGGCCTGGGAGGCGCTGAGGTAGCCGTGCTCGCGCACGGCCGCGCAGACGTAGGCGAGGTATTCGCCCAGCTCGTGGACACGCTCGCCGGAGCCGCCGAAGCGCTCGCCGGCGGACGAGAGCGATTGCAGGTACTCAGCCATGGCCGCGAGCGCCTGGGGGTCGAGGCCGCCGAGGAAATCCTTGATGCACTGCCTGCCCACTTGGAGCGTCCGGCCGTCCTCGTGGACGAGCACGAACGTGGCGGAGCGCCGGCGGCGCTTGCCGCAGTGCTCGCACAGGGTGGGGTCGGCCGTCTGGTACTGGGCGGGCAGCTCGACGCCCGGGACGGAGCGGACGATCGTGCCGGCCTCGGTGCCCTCGAGGGTGCCACCGAGCGACCAGCCATCGTAGCGGGGCGTGGTGCCGGTGACGCGGACGCGGACGTGGAGGAAGTCACCCTTCTTCTCGAAGGGTTGGCCGTCGGCGTCGTAGGCGGTATACCAGCGGCGCTTGACGATCTCGCCCAGGCGCTCGAGGGTGACGGGCGGGCAGCCGATCTTCGCTGCCTTGCGGTTGATGGCATCGATCTCGCGCTCGAAGCGGGCGACGTTGACCTCGGGGATCTCGTACTCGCCGATCGTGATTGCGTCATCCTGGGGCGCTGCGGTTGCGGTAATAGCGGAATCGGTGCAGACTGTCATCGGTGTGCTCCTTGTCAGGGATTTGGTTCGCCGGTATCGCACAACAAGCCGTTTGACGGACAGCGGCAGTGCGATACCGACGAACCAAACGGACGCGCGTCGGCGGCAACCGGCGCGCGTCGCTCTGTCGGTCAGACCGCGATCGCGGCGCGGCCGCGCGCGGTGAGGGTGATGATGCCCCGGTCATCCCAGGCGATGGCGATCAGGCGCTCGCGCTTGCACCAGTTCTGGACGTTGCCGTTGACCTTGATCTGGGGCAGGCCGGCGTTGCGGTAGTAGCTGTTCGTGCCGGTAGCGGCGATGGCCTCGAGGTAGGCGCGCTGCTTGTCGTTGAGCTTGGGCGGAGGCGTCTGGTCGATCGCGGCATCCTTGAGCGCGGTGATGCGGCGGTAGATGACATCGCGGCGCTCGCGGTAAAACGAGCAGTCATTGCCAGCGCGCTGGTAGGCGTCGATCTTGTCCTGGGCGGCCCGGGCCTCCTCTCGGAGGATGTCGAGATCGGTGAGGGTGGCGACGGAGCTGTGGTCGAACTGCGTGGTGTTCACGGTGGTCTCCTTAGCTGTTGTCTCGGACGGTCATGAGCGCCTGAAAGCGCGCGCGCAGGATGCCGCGATCGCTCAGGCAGGCCAGTAGCTCCTCATCGGAGTAGCGGGGATTGGCGATCGCCTCCTCCAGCTCATCGAGGACGGCCGCGATCAGATCGAGCGCGGCACCGGGATTCTCGGGGAGGGTGATGGTCTCATCACCCAGGACGATCGGGGCGAACGGGTCGGTATTCATGGGGGCGCTCCTCGAGCGGTAAGCATGCTTACGAAAGCATGCTTTTTCGTGGATATCAGGCGATCGCGGCGGAGCCGGTCTCGGGCCAGCCAGCACGCCCGAGGGCGCGCTGGAGGGCAGCGAACTCGACCTGATGGTCGATGACGAGCCGGTGGGTTGCCGGCGTGTAGTGGTGGGTGCGGACACCGTGATACCACGTCTCATCGTGGTGGCCGTCGGTGGTGCCGACCCACATCGGCACGCCCGTCTGGCTATGATCCTTGGCCAGGACACGCGCGCGGGTGAGGGTGGAGCAGACGATCTCCTCCTGATGGTAGAGGGCGCGCGGGAACATGACGCGGAAATACTTGTGTCGCATGGTGGTGACTCTCCCGTTTCGCGCTTATTGGCCGTAGCCACGCGCGCATTCAGCGCCGGCACCGATTAGCCGGTAGACGGGAGGGCGGCGGGTGCCGCCCGGGGAAACTAGGCCTCGTTCACGCGGCCGCGCATGAGGGTGATGTAGTTCGTCTCGAAGCTCATGACGGTGACCTCGCGCTGCCGGAGAACGGCGGCGACGGCCTGACGCTGCCACGTCTCGCGGATCGGCTCGGTGGTCTCACCGCGAATATCCAGTTCCATGTTGATGGACTGGATGCGATTCTTGAGGCGCTCGGAGCGCTGGAGCTGGGCGATGTGCGGGTGAACGGCGTGCTTTGCCATGGTGGTGACTCCCTGATGGTGAAGGTGGCGGACCGGCCCGAGCGGCCGGCCCGATGTCATATCCCCTTAGCTGGCGCTCTCGGCGGCCGGCCGGACGCGGACGATGAGATCGTCCGAGTAGATCTTGAGCACCTCGAGCGGGGTCTCGCGATCGATCATGCGCATGGCCTGCCGATCGATGCCGGTGCGGATCGAGATCGCGGTCTCGCCCCTGGTGTTGAGATTGAAGCGGATAACGCGGGCCTTGGCCTGCGCGCGCTTGATGTCGTTGACGGTCTTCTGGACGGATGTGGTGCTCATGGTGTGGTGTGACTCCTCGTTTCGCGCTACTGCGCTCATTCAGCGCCCGGACCTGTAACCGGGACAGACGAGGGTTGGGGTCGCTGGCGCGCCGGTAATGTTGGAAAATCCCGGGGCGCGGTACGAACGGTAATACTGGATCGGGCGGGGGGAATTTTCCGGGGCGCGGGGGAGGCGGTATAGACGGAATGCGGCGGCGCGCGCGGGCGGGATCGGCGGGGCGGAGGCGATCGGCGGCTGGCCGGAGCGTGGGCGTACGTACACAGCGGGTCTGGCCTGATGCGCGCGGCCGGCCGGACACTGCCGGCAGCGGCCGCGATGCGCGTGGGGACGGATCGGCCGGCCGGCCGGACCTATTGGCCGGCCGCGATCGCGGCCGCTTTGGCCGCGTCCTTGCGTGCTTTGGTGGCCGCGCGCTTTGCAGCGGTCCGGGCCTTTGCGGCCGCGCGCGCGACCATATCGGTCGGCGGGGTCGGCGGGACAATCAGCGTGCCGGCAAGCGCGGCCGCAAGTGAGTTGAAATAGATCGCGTGTCCGCTGCCGGCGTAGGTCGCCTGCCAATCAGCGTACGCGCGCCATTGATTGGCGGCCGATCCGTCAAACAAGAGGAACGCATCGGTGATGTACTCATTCCATGTCGCCCAATCACCGCGCAGCTTTTCCGCGTCCGCTTTGGAAAGTCCCATGCCTTTGCGCAAAGCCAGGATATCGATGCAGGGACAATCGTATCCCATGCATGCGGCCGCAAAGGATGCCTTTGCAAAGGCCAGACCGGTGATATTGTCCTTGATGAACGCGGCCATATCCCAATCGGATCGGCGGAAATCGGCCGTCGTAAGCTTTGGCAAGAGCGCATCCACGTCCTGAAGGCCGTCATGCGTCATGCTGAAGAACCGCTTGTGATGGGTCTCCCCATCAACCGTCCATTCACCGAAGTGCTCCTCGTGAGGAGCTACCTTCTCATTGACGCTGTGCAGCGCAAAGCCGCACCCAAAGCGAAAGAGCGTCCGCAGTCCGGCCGTATCGTCTTCCTCAATCATCGCGATACGGACCGCAGACAGAACCTGAAGATTGTCCAACGCTTGCATGGTACACATCCTTGCCGGCAGCGGCCGGCCACATTCATACGCGCTGATTTCGCCATCCATGGCTCATCAGACCGGATCACATCCGATTATCATCGCGTCCGGTCCGCGTCCTACATCCGGCCGGCCGTATCTACCCTGCTTTGGCTATCTAGGCCATGCGTCGATACGGCCGCGTGTATTCCGCGTCCGGTGATTGCTACTCGCGCACATCAACAGTACTCCGGCTTTTCACATAGCAGCGTGTCCGCCGTACTTTCAGGTATGGGTACAGAGGTTGCCTATGCGGCCGGGATCATCCCATGAATGGGGTCCGCGCGAGGGGCGGGCGTCGCGCGCGTGGGACTGCGCGTCGCGCCCTGGCTTCAACTGTCAAGGACAGTATAGCAGGCGAAGCGCCTACCTGTCAAGCGCCTAGGGCATGCAATTTTCCGCGTCCGGACCCGGAATACGGCCGGCCGATCGGACCCTACCGCTTAGTGGCAGCAGTTACCGTGTGAGACATAATCCCCATGGAATGATAGCCGCGCGCGCAGGCCTGTGGGGGATGATAGCCGGACGTACCATCACCCGGGCGTATCTAGGCGTCTCGCCTATACCCATGGGGATCGATAGCCTCGGCCAATGGTGCAGGGCGGATGTTATCGCCACGCTACGGATCGGCGTGGGGCCGGCGGGATCGATCGGACCCGACACCGGACCCGGACCCCGGGGCACGCGCGCCGATCGGCCGGGACGATCCATACCACTATGCGAACATTCCCCATAGGCGCCTCGCCTAGGCCTGGAGGCACGGACCCCGGGAAGATCGTCCCTAGGCGTCTCGCCTATAGCTGGTAGCTGCCACCGTGCCGGAGGATCCCGCCGTGCCGATATATAGCGTTCCGCCAAAGATTTGGGCGGGGCTAGGCACCCCGGAGGCCGCCGGCGTCATCGTATCCATCCCGAGTCGGGGAGTTGAATGAGGAGCATTGCATGAACCGTAAGGACCGACCTAAGCCTTTGCCCCCACCCCGCCCGAAGAGCAAGGGGCTGATCCCACTCGGCTGGAAGATCGACCCGCCCGCGCTCGAGCCGGCCGAGGTGCCGAAGGGCCGGGTGGTGGGCCGGGGCACGGCGAACCGCACGCTCGGGATCACGGCCCGGGAGGATCGGCTGGACCGCGCTGCGGGAGGGCCGGTGGCGCAGGGAGCACCGACGGCGAAAGCGATGGCGGCGGCCCTGCGGGCGAACCGGGGGTTATACGCACCGGCGGCGCACGCGCTCGGGGTCTCGCTCAACCTCGTCACGCGCTACTGCGAGAAGTACCAGATGTGCCGGATCGCCCGAGACGAGGCGCGAGCGGCGATGAAGGATGTGACGGAGGCGAAGCTCTTCGACTCGATCGAGGCCGGCCAGCCGTGGGCGATCCAGTTCTTCGCGAAGACCCAGATGCGGGAGCGGGGCTACGGCGACGAGCGGGTGGTGGATGTGCACGTGAAGCCCGAACCGCCGGCAGCGCCGGTGGAGGAGATCGACTATGACGATTTCAACCGACGCACCGAGAACGCCCTCCGACTCGTCGCACGCATTGACCGCGCTCAGGGGGCTGAACCCGGAGCGGAAGCGGATCATCAGGAAGACGCTACTGGATAACCCGTACATCCCCCACTCCCCGACCGAGCGGCAGGCGGAGTTTTTGAGCCTGATGCTGCGCGAGGCCTTCTATGGCGGCGCAGCGGGGGGGGCAAGTCGGACGCGCTGCTGATGGCGGCGGCGCAGTTCGTGGATAAACCCGGCTACGCGGCGCTCCTCCTGCGGCGGACGTACGCGGATCTCTCCCTGCCGGGTGCCATCATGGATCGATCGCACACGTGGTGGGACACGACGGACGCCCACTGGGACCGGGTCGAGAAGGAATGGACCTTCCCCGCTGGCGGCCGCGTCTCCTTCGGCTTCTTGGCCAACGATCAGGATCTCGAGCGCTACAAGAGTGCCGAGTTTCAGTTCATCGGCATGGATGAAGCGACCCAGTTTACGGGCTACCAGTACACCTATATCGGCTCGCGGCTCCGGCGGGCGGTTGGCTCGAAGATCCCGATCCGCATGCGTGGGGCGTCCAACCCGGGCGGCATCGGCCACGAGTTCATCAAGGGGCGCTTCCTCGGCGAGCACGCCGATCCGGCCCTGCCGTTCATTCCCGCCAAGCTCACCGACAACCCGCACCTCGATCAGGTCGAGTACCAGAAGTCGCTCGAGAACCTCGACCCCGTCACCCGCGCCCAGCTCCTCAACGGCGACTGGGATGCGCGCCACGAGGGCGGCTTATTCGATCGCACCAACTTCCGCGTCATCGACCATCTGCCCGAGCAGGCCACCCGCGTGCGTTACTGGGATCTCGCCGCCACCGTCGCCAAACCCGGCCGCGATCCCGACTGGACCGTCGGCGCGCGTGTCGCCCGGACCCCGCAGGGGCGCTTCGTGATCGAGGACATCATCCGCGTCCGCGTCTCTCCCGCCGAAGTCGAAGCGCTTCAGCGCCGCACAGCCGAGCGGGACGGCACCGGGGTGAGTGTCTATGTCGAGCAGGAGCCGGGTGCCTCGGGCAAGATCGTCGCCGACCGGCTGATTCGCGAAGTGCTTGTGGGATATGCCTGCTACGCCGTCCGCGCCACCGGCTCGAAGGAGGAGCGCGCGCGGCCGTACTCGGCACAGGTCGCCGCCGGCAATGTGGACATCCTGCGCGCCGGGTGGAACCTCCCGTTCTACGACGAGCATGAGGCATTTCCCTTTGGCGCACATGACGATCAGGTCGATGCCAGTTCCGGCGCGTTCTCGCAGTTGGCCGTCCGCCGCGTCGTCATCGAGGCGTTCGCCGGCGGCACCCGCTACACCCCGTCCGTCACCCTGGCCAATATCCGATGAAAAAGGCCCGGGCCGTTGCTCATAGCGGCCGGGGCCATGGTGCCGGCTGTGCGTGCAGCCGACGCCACGATTGTACTGCATTCCGCACCACACGCCCTCCCCACCGGAGTGCGCCGGCGGGGCCGCCTGCTCCGTCAGATGCGGGTTGAATGATCGAGGGTGCGCCAGATAAAAAGACGTACATGGGGCTTTTTCCAGAAGATAACCCACGCACAACGACCCGACGCCCGGATAGCGTAACACAGGAGGCAAGCCCATGTGGGACGACTGGGACAAACCTGTCTGGCTGCTCAAGTTCACACCGGAGGAGCAGCAACTGATCGCCATGGCCCGCGAGCACCTCCTCCACCCCGTCGGTGAGAAAACCGGCCACTTCTCCCTCAAGGCGTACGGCGTCATCGGCAAGCTCGTACAGCTACTGGAGGAGCGCGATCGATGCCACGAGGACACTTCAGCACCCACCCCGTATTCACCGACCCTGCGAGCGGCGAGCGACTGAAGCACTGCCCGGGATGCGATCGCGATCGCTCCGTCGATCGGGGCGAGTACTCGATCCGGCCGGAAGGACACCCCTCGGCGCGCTGCAAGGAGTGCATGGCCGCCGAGAAACGGGCAGAACGCGCCGCGATGAGTGACGACGAGCGTCGCTTCTTCTATCGCCATCGCTGGAAATCCGAGCTGCGCCGGCGCGCGGCCATGAGCGACCGCGAGCGGCGCGCGTTCAACCTGATGCGCAGATGGCGCGCGCGCGCGCGTACCGCCCGTGCCCGCGTCGATGAGGGAGCATGAATCGATGGCACAGAACCCACCCTTCGCCGGAGCCTTCGTCATCCTCCACGATGCCGTCGGCGGCTGGCCGACCGGCTGGTGGTCCGGCCGCGTCGTGCTGCCCGACGAGTACAACGAGCCGAATGTCACCGATACGCCCTGGTGGACGCTCGATGACACCCAGCTGCAGCGGCTCGCCGATCTCGGCGCGGCGCGCGCCGCCACCCCGGAGGAGGAGGCCGCCGCCCAGGCTGCCAAGGATGCCGCCGCCCAGGCCGGCGAGGAGTGGACCGGCTACTACCTGCCCGATGTGCCCGCAGCGGCCGGGAGGTTCGTATGAGCGCGTCTGAGCAGGCCGAGGGCTGGATGGAGCAGTTCAGCGAGCGCGAGCAGCAGGAAATCCGCTTTAGTCAGCTCTACGCCCGCGACTTCGCCCACGGCACCGACGGCCATACTGCCAAGCTCCTGATCGCCAAGATGGCCGGCCTGCTCAACAACGCCACGGCCACCATGCAGACCCAGGCCTCGCTGATCGACGCGATGAAGCGCACCGGAGGAGAGCCGCCCGTTGTCAATCGATGACCGCGAGGGAGTGACGCCATGCGCTGGGATCAAGATGCCTCATCGTGCTACCTCAGTATCCTGCGCATCCTGAGCGAGGACGGTGAGCTGACGGGCGAACACCGGGAGTGGCTCACCCACCAGATCGAGGCCTACGCCCGCGAGCGGCACCACCGGCGCGTCACCTTCGCCGATCTCGATACCTGCCTGCGTACCCTGATCCGCGACGCCAAGCTGATCCTACCCCGAGGACCGATAAGGATGCCCACATGAGACAGCGCACCTTCGATGAGATCTCCGCCTGCCCGCACGATCTGCCCCTGGTCGAGGTCTGCACGCACTGGGAGTACGGCCGGCGCGGCGACTTCGCCTACAAGATCCTCGGCTGCACCCAGTGCGGCGGCTTCGCGCAGCAACTCTCGCTCCACATCAATCGTGGCGACACGCGGACACGCGAGCGTCAAGACCAGCTCAATGACGCGGACGCCTCCGCGACCGAGATCGCCGTCAAAGCGTGGCGGGACGCCCTGCCCGAGCCGGAGGTGGCCCATGCTGCGCCGTAAAGGGGTCCGGATCGTCAATGAGACCGGCATGCCGCAGGATTTCATCGTCTACGACGGCGAGACCGGCGAGCGCATCCACCGCGTGCGCGCCATCAGCCTCCATGCCGTCGCCGGCGAGCCGCCGATCGCCTCGATCGCCATCAACCTCCCCGAGGTCGATATTGCCATCGAGGCCGACATCCACGAGAGCAATGCGGAGATCGAGCGGCTGCGCACGCTCCTGACCGACGCGCGCGCGTCGCTCGCCTTCGTGCGCACGTGGAGTGAGGAGCCGGCCCTGCTCGCTCACACCGCGCCCCCGTCGCGTCTCCTTGACCACTTCTGGGCCTGGGCCGAGGGCTGGGACTGCGACTTGGAGCTGCGGATCGCGGCCGCGTTGGACCCGCCGGAAGAGTGAGACGGCGTCTCAATGTCGCATAATGTCTCTTAGGCGACATTGCAAGCCCTTTTTTGTCCACTTTTCTGTCCATTTTCAGAACACCGACCCGAAAACAGCTCCGTGAAACACTCTGAGACGGGGTCTCGCGCGCTGTTCTACTCGAACGGTTGAAAAAGGGGGGTCAAATGCGGGGAAAAAGGGAAATAATCCCCTCCAAACCCGCTTTTTGCCCGATTTGAACCGATTTGAACCGACATTTCCGTATTTTCTGGCCAGATCGCGTCTGGAGGCCTCCTCATGCCCGATACCGTGCTCAAAGAGCCGATCGAGACCGGTGGCACGCCGTCGCTGCCCGGAATGCCCGGACAGCCCGCGAAGAAGAGCACCCTGGTCGCGCCCCTGACCGTCGAGGCCGTTTCCGGCGGCCGCTGGGGTGCCTGGGCCAATGTGCCCACGACCCTGCCGTACGCCTTTGACGACCTCACGCGCGACTTTGGGGACGATATCTATCAGAAAATGCTCTTGGATCCCCAGGTCTCCGCCGCGATCGACACCCTCAAAACGGCGATCCTGGCCGACGGCGTCGAGGTCACGCCGGCGATCATCGACATTACCCAGCCGGGTTACAAGCGCGCGCAGACCGTCGCCGATTTTGTCCGCGAGAACATGGACCAGCTCCAGCCGAGCCTGGACATCGTCCTCTGGGACATGCTCGACGCCTACGCCTTCGGCTGCAAAGTCGCCGAGCAGATCTACGCCCTCTCCGACGGCAAGCTGCGGCTCACCTCACTCAAGGTCAAGCCGCGCCACGTCACCGCGTTCGTCGTCGATGCCTTCATGAATGTGCTCGGACTCTTGGCGTCGATCCCGGGCGACGCGGGTGCCACCACCGTCCCGGGCATGATCGTCCTCGACCCGAAAGAGGCTCCGAACCTCCTGCCGCGCGACAAGTTCGCCATCCTTAGCTCCTGGCCGAAGAACAGCGACCCGCGCGGCGTCTCCCTCCTCAGGCCCGCCTACCGGCCGTGGTGGGATAAGCAACAAATGATTCCGGAATACCTCAAGTATCTGACACAGTTTGCGTCGGCAAGCATTATCGCCACCGCGCCGGAGATCACGCAGCCGTACGGTACGGATACCGCGCAGCCGCCCGCGCAGCCCGACCAGATGACGACGATTGTCTCGCAGATCGCGCGCGCGCTGGAAGGCTTCCGGAATGGTTCCTACGTCGTCCTGCCCTACGGCACCGTGGCGAAGCCGGTGGAAGTGGCCGGCGAGGGCGTGCCGTTCCAGCACGCTTTTGAAAGATTCGACCGGCAGATCTCGACGGCGATCCTGCACCAGACCCTGGCGACGCAGGAGTCACAGCACGAGACGCGCGCCGCCGCCCAGGTCCATCAGGACGTGCTCGCGCTCTTGGTCCGGATCGGCAAGCGGACGGTCGCCGCGATGCTCCGGCAGGATGTCTTCTATCCGCTCGTGAAATACAACTGGGGCGAGGCCGACGCGCGCCGCTTCACGCCGACCGCGAACCTCTCCGAGGTCGAGGCCGAGGACATCAGCCCGCGCATGCAGGCCGTGGCCAACCTCGCCGATAAAGGCCTCATCTTCCCCTCGCAGTTGCCCGATTTGTTCGCCGATCTCGATCTGCCGCCCGCCAGTGCCGAGGATCTGGCCGCCTACGCGAAATCCTTTGCCGCGCCACCCCTCCCGCCCCCGGCTCCACCGGCGGGTGCGGGCACTCCTCCCCCCTCTTCCTCCCAGCCCGGGGGTTTGATCCCCCGGGCTGGGCAAGATGGTTCCCCTGGTCGCGCGGGGGAACCATCCTCCCCTTCTTCCCCTCCCAGTTCCCCAACTTCCCCGAGGCCGCCGGGGCGTCCGGTAGCGCCTCAGGCGCAGGCAAAGGAGGCGCAGCCATGATCCCGGTCCTGGCACTCACATTCAACCTGAAGGCGCTGCTGCTCCTGATCGCGGCAATCGTCTTCGGCATCCTGGCACTCGTCGGTTTTTTCGTGCCGCCCAAGGACGACTGGAAGCGCGCGGTGGCCTTCGCGGCGAGCTGCCTCGCGCTCATCGCGGGCTTCATCTGGGCGGCTGGCGGCTAGGTCTCGACATCCACGTCTCCGCATTCTTCCGTCACTCGAGCAAGGGAGACACCGATGAGCAAATGGGGGACGGCGAGCGCGAAGGAACGCCTTAGCGCGCCCGCGAGCATTTTCTGCGGACCGGATCGCACCTTCCCGGTCGGCGATCAGGAGGATCTCAACAACGCGGTCCGCAGACTCAACAGCACCAACCACGCCACCGGCCCGATCAAGAGCTGCATCATGGGCAAAGCGAAGGCCAACGGCTGGAAGATGCCGGAGGCCTGGATGAGCGCCGGCGAGGCGATCTCCGTCGTCACCCTGGCCGCGTTCGCTTCATCCGACGCGACCGTCACCCGACGGGGCAAAATCTTCGAGGCCGGCGATTACCCGGACAAATCGTTCAGCGCGGACATCGAGGATCTCTACCTCGCTGCACTCGATTTCACGGCCGTACCGAACGATCTCGAGCACACGCCCACCATCTTGGATGGCAAGCTGGGGCAGCTCACGAAGGTCGAGCTGGATCCGGACGGTTCTCTGGTGGGCGAGGTGGAGATCCCGCGCTGGCTGGACGACATCATCGGCGTCGATCCCGTCAAGACATCCCTGATGTGGGACCGTGAGACGAAGCGGATCGTCGGCAACGCCCTCGTCCTCGAGCCGCGCATCGCCGACGCCATGCTCGTCTCCGCGTTCAATGCCGTGACGCCCGGAAACCACAACCACACGCTCAATATCCCAGCGTTTTCCCCGGCCACCGAAGAGCCTCATGCCGTGTACCGCCAACACGGTCACATGCATGAGGCTCTTCGCGCGCCGGTTGAGGAGACTGCGGATCCGGTCGGCCTCCTGGCCACCATCAAGGCCTTACTCATGGGCAAGGATCCGAAACCGGCTGCGACTTTGCCGCCGGTCGTGACAGCGCCGGCGACGGCGGAGGAGGTCACCGTGGCGGACGCGGTGGAGTTCAAAGACACCCAGGAATACAAGGACATGGCGGCCCAGATCGCTCAGCTCCTCGAGCAGGACAAGGCGCGCGCGGCGCGCGAGGCGACCCGGGACGCGGAGGTGATTCGTGAGCGAGCGGCAACGTGGGCGGAGGCGGAAATCGCGGCCTTCCGGGCACTTCCTTCCGAACGGGCAGCGCTCATCGCCGCCTACGCGGATGCCGCGACCGATGACCAAGCCGCACCCCGCGTGGTTTCCTTCACCGGCAAGGACGGCGCGGAGACCACGGGGAATCGCGTCGATGCCCTCAAGGCACGGCAGGCCGCGCGCCCGCAGCACATGCTGACCCAGGAGCAGCTCCGGATGACACCCGAGCAGCTCAGGGAGGCCGGCGTCGTCTTCGCCCAGCGGCCGAGCACGGCCGATACCGGCACGATGAATACGGCCCGCCACGATGAGCTGATCACGCTCTCGGGCTTCTCCCTCCAGCACAACGATTAGTGATGAACCGTTATCACATTTCCTCCTGATCTGAGGCCATTGGCCGAAATGTGATAACGATTCATCACCCTTCCCCGATTCCTTCCCCTACTTACCAGCTACTTACCACCCGTCAGGGAGGGATAGACATGGCGAATGCACCGGTTTCGACGTGGAGCAACACGCGACTCGATCCCTACATGGACCCGGAGGACGCGCACGAGAACGCGATCCAGCTCGTCGCCAGCCAGACCTACGTCGCGGGGCAGGTGCTCGGCGAGGTGACCGCGTCACCGGGAACCTACGGCAAGTACGCCAGCGGCAACTCCGACGGCACCCAGGTGCCGAAGCTGCTGCTGCGTGAGGCGTGCGTCACCGATTCCTCGGGAAACATCACCGGCGCGGACAACCTCGGCGACACCCGCAAGGACACCCACGCCTTCTTCAGCGGCACGTTCAAATGCTCCGACCTCACCGGCCTCGACGCGGCCGGCCTCACGGCCTCCGGCTGGCGGCTGATCTCCGGCGCGACCGTCGGCGCGGCGAACGCGATCGTGCGGCTCGGCTAACCAACGCTCCCCCTGCTTCCTTCCTTCTTCCTACCCTAAGGGGGCAACAACATGGCGGACCTGATCTATCCCAAAAACTGGGAGCTAACCCAGATCGCCCAGGAGCTGATGCCGCGCCTCGAGGCCGATCGGCCCATCTTCTCCCTCTTCCCCACCGTCACGACCGACGCGGGGATCCTGATGTGGGATCAGGAGGACGATTACACCGGCCTCCAGTACGCCCGTGGCCTCAACGGCATGCCGACCCGCATCAAGAAAATCGGTGCCAAGCGCTACATGATGCAGCCCGGTTTCTATGGCGAGTTCGAGAATATCGACGAAGCCGAGATGACGATGCGGCGGGCCTGGGGATCGATCAACACCCCGGTCAACCTCACCGATCTCGTCGCCAAGGCGAACAGCCGGCTGCTCGGGCGCGAGGTCGATCGCAAGGAGGTCACGCTCTGGCTCCTGCTGACGACCGGGACATTCTCGGTCCAGGGTCCAACCGGCGCGATCGTCCACACCGACATCTTCCCCTTGCAGACGATGACCCCGACGACCGCGTGGTCCAACCGGGCGACGAGCACGCCGCTCGCCGATCTCCAGGCGCTCGCGCTCCTCGGTCGTGGCCGGTCCGTCAACTTCGCGGCCGGTGGACAAGTCTGGGTCAATCAGGTGACGGCGAACAACATCGTCGGCAACACCAATGCCAATGACCTCGGCGGCCGCCGGCTCGGCCTGGGCACGATGAACAACCTGCGGGACATCAATACCCTGCTCACGGGTGACGGCCTCGCGAACATCGTCGTCTATGACCAGGGCTACAAGGATGAGTCGGGGACATTCCAGCTCTACATTCCCAACGGCAAAGCGGTCGCCATCGGCCAGCGTCCCGCCGGCCAGCGGATCGGCGAGTACCGGATCCTGCGCAACGCCAACAACGCCGATTTCTCGGCGGGCAGCTACTCGAAGGTGATTGACAACGTCGATGACGATGTGCCGCGCGCCGTCGCGGTCCACCGGGGTCACAATGGCGGGCCGGTGATCTACTACCCGTCCGCGATCGTGACGATGAACGTTTGACGCTGGGTTGAGCGGCGGGGATCGCTTACGTTCGCACCGAGGCGTCCACACCTCGCCGCTCACCCCCAGTCCAGGGGGTTGTCATGTCTCACACCAGCAGCTCCAGCTCCAGCAAGCCGGCCGCTTCCTCGACTTCCGCGTCCAGTTCCGCAACTGCCGCGAAGAAGGGTGGCGGCGGCTACGTCGTCGCCCACGAAGCGGTTGGCACGTGGCTGAAGAACCGCGTGCTCGTCGCCGGCGAGGATTACAACGTCGAAGGCAACGAGGACGCGACCCAGAAACTCGATGAGGCCCAGATCGCTCGTCTCCAGCGTCTCGGCGGGCTGCGTGACGCCACCGGCGAGGAGCTGAAGGCGCGCGCCGAGGCGAAGGCGGCGGCCGAGGAGGCCGGCGAGGATTTCCAGGGCTACTCCGTGCCCGAGCCGCCACCGGAGGAGCCGACGATGACTGCGGGCGGCGGACAAGTGGGGTGATCCCATGACCGTCACCACCCCTCCGACCGACGATGAGCTGAAGCAGCTCATCATCACGACCGTCGGCGACGTGAACGGCATCATCGCGGCGAACATCGATCTCATCTGGTCGTTCAATGGCGTCTACGCGGCTTACCCGCCCTTGCAGTTCCTCTATTCGACCCGGATGGCGCTCGACATGCTCGCCGGTCAGGTCTGGCAGCAGGTTGACGCGGCCGTCGATGATGCCCGCGAGGCGCTCAGCGACAAATACAAGGCGCTCCGCAGTCGGATCAACGATCTCGATGACCAGATCGCCGCGACCACGCCCGCCGCGATGGCCGCCACGGGGCTGTCCGTGGCCGCCGGCCTCCTCGCCACCACCGCGCCCAGCACCCCGCCCTACTGGTCGCGCGACGCCAATGACCCGCGCTATATCGGCTGGGTTTACAGCGTGTATACCAGTTACGGGTGGGACTCATGAGCGACCCATTTATCAGCGATGCCGCGCGTGACAGCCTGCGCGCGCTCGCCGAGCGGGCGATGCTCTCGCGGTGCAACATCCACCGCTTCGTGCCCGGTCCGCCCAATCTCGACAACAGCCCGGGCGACGATGTCGATCAGGTCCAGTACGACATCCCCTGCCGCTTCACCGAGGGACTGCTCCGGGGCGTGGAAACGCTGATCGATCTCCGCCTCACCGGCGAAGCGCGCTACTCGCTGCGGCTGCCGCTCGGCACCGACGTGCTCACGAGCGACGTGATCGAGCTGAACGGCAATCGCTACGAGATCCTCGCTTCGAATAGCGGCCGGACGCAGACCACCTCGATCCTCCTGACCCTGCATCTCCTCCAGTAACGGAGCGCACCATGTCGATCTACTCGAATGAAATCGAGGTTTCCTACCATCCGCGCCACCGGCGCAGTCGCCGTGCCGAGATCGCGCACGTGCTCGACACCTTCGCGGACCTGATCTGGAGCCGCGCGCGCGAGCTGGTCCCGGTCGAGACCGGCGATCTCAAAGAGTCGATCGACGTGCAGGTAGACGACGGCACGATCGTCCTCCGCGCCGGTGAAGGCCTGGAGGATGACCGCGCACGCTTTCAGGAGTTTGGGTTCGTCCACTATCAGACCGGGCACTTCATCATCAATCCCTACGGCCGGCCTGCGGTCGAAGAATATAAGCGGCCACTGCGGGAGGCGATCAGGAATGCCCTGGTCGGACGATCGTGGTAGCGCAGCCCTACGCCCGCCGCCTCGACGTGGACCCGCAGCCGGTGACGGAGGCGATCGTCCAGGCCTTGCTCGCCGACCCGGCCGTCACGGCCGATCGCGCGACCAACGGCTACGCCGGCGTCGGCACCCGGATCTACCCGGACAGCAACACCGCGCCCGATCTCTCCGGCCAGGGGCAGGACTTCCCCTTCCTCGTCGTCGTCTGTGTGTCTTCCGTTGTGCTTGTGGACAACACACACGCACGGCTCGACGCGCTCTTCGACATCACCACCATCGATCGCGGCCACACGCCCAACAACTTCGTCGGTGGCACCCAGAACGTCGTCGGTGTCGCCCAGGCCGCCTGGGCGCGGCTCACCCAGCACGCGCTCACCGTCACCGGCTACACCGAGGTCGAGGTTGTCCCCGTCGCCGCCCCGCGCGGCACCTCGCCGATCCAGGCCGGCGTCGTCTACCGGCAGCGGCGCTGTTCCGTGCGCGTGCGCGGCAACTGGGATCCCTAGCGGGAGGAGGACTCGGGAGACCACAACTAAATAAGCCACTGTGATTAGACTCAGTCTAAAGTGGCGCCTTCACTTCCTTCCCACCCACTCATGCATCTAGCACGGAGGGAAACAATGGCATCCACACCTTCCAATGGGGGCACCACGCCCGCCAGCGGTGGCGCGGTCGCGACACCCCAGGTGCTCGGCTCCATCGCGCCGCCCGTCGGTGCGATCACCGGCCTGAATGGCTACATCGCGATGCTCAACGGGGCGTCGTCCAAGGTCACAGCCGATGCGTTCGAGGAGATCCTCAACCCACCGGGCGGCGCGCTCGCGCTCCCGGCCCACTCGCTCTACCGGGTGACGGATCGGACGCACAAAGTCGGCGACTCGAAAGCGCCGATCGTCGTCTACGGCGGCGCAACCGGCGTCACCGTCGTCTCGCCAACCGAGTACCAATGGCTACCGGGGGGCAATTATATTTTGTTCCGGACGCCACGCACCGCGACGGACGTGATCAAGGCCGATGTGAGCTACATCGACACGTCTGGCGCGGTCGCGACCAACATTTACGGATTGGTCCACGTCCTGAACTGGCAGCTCAACATGACTGCCAACCCGATCCCGGGCGATGAATACGGGACGCAGATGATCCCCCAGTATCGCGGGAAAATGTCCGGTACGTGGCAGTTCGAGCGTTACAGCTCGTCCACTGCGTACGACCTCTATTTCCAGATGATGCTGAAGAATCACTTTGTCTTCGCGCTCTACGAGAGCTTGCTCGAGAACCGGATCTGGCTCGTCTACGGCGACATCGGGGCCAACCCGATCAACACGCCGACGAACGGCATGGTCTCCGGCGTCATCACCGGCACCATGGACGCGATGCCGTCCATGATCGTCGAACCCATCTAAGGAGGGGTTGGCCGGTGGCGCGTCGAGTCCGAACCTGCTTACTCCCTTCCCAAGCTCGGCAACCCACCGGCCTATCCCTTTGCATGATGGAGGCCTCACCATGCCCGCACGCACCGTCTCACCGAACGGCACGATCATCTCTGCCGAACAACTGATGACCCGCATCCAGGCGCGCTACGCCGGCGTCGCCTACGACGTGCCCGACTACGACACCCCGATCCGGGTGCAGGCGATCACGATGGGCGACGAGGAGCACTGCGCCGACTACGCCCGCCAGGATGACGGCGAGCGTGACTGGGAGGCCTACGCCCGCATCTGGGTGGCCTACGGTCTCGCGGAGCCGAAGCTCTCCGAGGAACCGAACCGGATCGTCGCCGCCGAGATCGTCGCCGACATCCTCCTCGGCTTCCCGAAGGACTGGGTGGAACTGGTCTTCTACAAATCGCTCGAGATGACGAACGAATATCGGCGGCGGCGCGCGGATCGCGAGCGTGAGCTGGCGCGCGGCGAGGCGACGGTTTTTCCGAGTCCCGATTCCGCGCCCTCGTCATCGGAGACCGGCTCGGAATCGTCTACACCAGCATCCTAGCGTTGCCGCAGTACCAGCAAGACGAGCTGTACGACTTCTATTGCCAGTTCGGGAACCACGACGAAAAGGGCCGCGTGATCGGCCTCTTCCGCGCGCGCGCCTCCGTCACCGGACTGGAGCGGGACATCTCCTGGGCCGACTTCAAGGCCGGCAGGCTGCCGGCGGAGATGCGCGCCCAGGAGGCGAAAGAGGACGCGGCCGCGCGCTCCCACCGGACGCGACAGGCCGACGCGGTCTTCGGCATGCTCCTTGGTAGGTGAAAGTGGACGAGGATAATCTCCACATAGGCATAACTACCGACGCTGAGAAGGCGATCCAAGATCTGGATCGGCTCGATCAGAAACTGGAGGGTCTTGGCCAAAAACGGGTCAAGACACAGGTTGAGATCGACCACGAACAGGCGAAGCGCGATCTCGCGGAACTGGAGAACCTGACGGCCCGGATGCGGGCGCAAGCGGTCGGCATCGAAGTGGATGTCGTGGGCGACGCGGATCGCGACCTCCAGGCGCTGATCGATGATACGAAGTTCCTCAACGCTTCGGTTGTCAATGTCAAGGTAGGGCTTGACACCTCGGAGGCCCGCCGCCAGCTTGCACTGTACGAGCAGGAGACGGCACGCCTCGCGCTGGAGAAGCTCGGTGTCACGGTCACCCTGGAAGATCAGGCGTCGAAACCGCTCCACGAGATCGAGCTGAAGATCCGCGAGTTGAACGCGATGCGGGCGCGCGTCAACCTCACCGCGACGGCGGATTCCGCCCCCGACCCGTTCGAGGGTCTGAGGCGGGAAGTGGCGGAGATCGACAACCAGACCGCGCGCATGCGGGCGCAAAAGGTCGGCCTCCAAATCGACAACGCCCAGGCAGAGCGCTCGCTTCAGGAGGTGCAGCTCGACACCCAGAAGGTCAACGCGCTCGTGGCCCAGAAGCGCGCGCTCGAGATCGACACCACCCAGGCCAGCGAAGGCCTCGGCCAGACGTTGCAGCGCCTCCAGGCGATCGTCGCCTATTCCGCCGGCTATCAGGCGTTCCACGCGATCGAGCAGGGCGCACAGGCCGCGATGGGCGCGATCATCGGCTTCAACGACACCCTCGAGCGCACCCAGATCGCCTTCACCCAGATGCTCGGCTCATCGTCGGCCGCGACGGATATGCTCGCCCAGCTCAAGCAGTTCGCCATCTCGACCCCGTTCCAGTTCGATGGGCTGACCCAGAGCGCCCAGCAACTGATGGCGATGGGCGTGGCCGCGCGCGACGTGATCCCCGACCTGACCGCGATCGGCGACGCGGTGGCCGGCGTCGCGGGCGATCAGGAGGTGCTGAACCGGGTTGTCCTGGCCTTCGGGCAGATCTCCGCCGCCGGCAAAGCCACGGCCCAGGATCTGCGCCAGCTCACCCAGGCCGGCATCCCCGCCTACGAGATGCTGGCCAAAGCCCTCGGCACCGATGTGGCCGGCGCGATGAAGCAAGTGACGGCCGGCGCGGTCGATAGTCAGACGGCGATCGACGCACTGATCTCGGGCATCGAGGAGCGCTCCGGTGGCCTGATGAAGGCCCAAATGGGCACCCTGCAAGGCCAGCTCTCGAACCTCAAAGACACGATGCAGCAGGAGCTTGCCGACCTGGGCAAGCCGATCTTCGAGAGCGTCAAGCAGCTCGTCGCCGGCCTCGGCGAAGGCCTCTCCTCCGAGAAGTTTAAAGCAGTCGCCACTGACATTATTCAGGTGGTGGAGGAGCTGCTCGGTGCCTTCACGAAGCTGGCCGAGTTCCTGGCCAATGTGCCGACGGGCCTGATCGAGTGGGGCATCCGGGCGGCCGAGGTCGCCGTCGGCCTGCGCGCGATCAACACCGTCGTCGGCGGGGTCCAGACCGCGCTGCGCGCCACGGCCACCTTCTTCGCGCTGGAGACGGCCGCGACGAAGGCCGACACCGTCGCCACCGAAGAGAACACGATCGCCCACGTCGCCAACGCGGCCTCGCGCCAGAGCATCACCATGGGCGGCGCGATCGGCGCGCCGATCCAGTCCGCCGTCACCGCGACCCGGGGCGGGCTGGCTGCGGGCACGGCCACGGCCGCAGAGGCGGCGGGTGCCCTGGCGATGCCCGTCACCGTGGCGGCCACGGTCCTCTTCGTCTCCGCCGCGATCGGCGACCAGATCCAGCAGCACCTGAATAAGGAAGCGGCCAAAGCGCACGAGCAGCTCCGCGACCAGCAACTGAACTTCGAGGTGAGTGCCGCGCTCAATGTCGCGGGCGTCGATAGCGTGACGGCCGAATACGAGAAGCTCGGCCGGCAGATCCAGCAGACGACGGATATGCAGAAGGCCTTCGCGCAATCCTCGAGCGGGCTGGCGAACGCGGTCGCCCCGGGGCTGACCGGTGACATCAACGCGCTGAAGGCGGCCCAGGCACAGGTCGATCCGAACTATCTCCAGCGGCAGGCCGATGAAGGCTTGCAGAAGATGATGGATCAGGCCAAGCGCTCCGTGGAGGACATTCACGGCAAGGGGTCCACCGAGGAGATCGCGAAGAACGCGCAAGCGGCGAAAGACGCCATCCTCGGCATGGGCACGGCCTATGTGATGGCGCACGGTGATATTGAGGAGTTCACGAAAGCGGTCATCGCCTTCAATCAGGCGATTGACGATCAGACCATTGCCAGCCAGAAGCGTCTCGTCCAGCAACAGCAACAGCATGACCAGATGGTCAAGGACGCGGCGGAGATCGCCAAGGAAGCGAGCGCCACCGGTCTGGCGCAGCCGGTCGATGTCATGGCAGGCCTCGAGGGCACCGATAAGGCGAGTGCCGACCAGATCAAGCTGATCAAGGATCACTATTCCCAGCTCGAACAGGAACAAAAGGATGCGCAGCAGCGCATCTTGGAGAGCGCGCGCAAGTTCGATCAGGATCTTTCCCAGGCCGTCCAGCAGGCGCAGCAAGCGGTCGGGCGTGTCGATCTCTCAAAGGGTCTGACCGGCCTCGCCAATGTCGCGCCCGATCTCCAGAAGGCCCAGGAGGCGCTCTCCGAGCTGGGTCGTAGCTCGGGCGCGCTCGACAACCTGACGGCGATCGCCAGCTCATTCCAGGCGATCACGGACGCGGAGCACGATGCCAGCGAGGCCTTCGATGGCTACCTGACCCTCTTCGATGAGACCGATCGCCGCATCAAGGTGCTGGACGATCTGAAGAAGAAACTGGACGATCAGGTCAAGGCCGCGCAGGATGCGCAGAAGATCGGCACGGCCACCCCCGAACAAACCGAGCTACTCGGCAAGGCCGCGACGGCCTACGCGAATATCGACGCGATCCGGGGCCGCTTGCAGAACAATCAGATCCAAGACCTTTTCGGCATGGGCCAGAACGTCGAGGATCTCCTCACGGCCGACAACACGATGCGCTCGATCGCGAGCCAGTACGGCTCGATGAAAGACATGCGCATCACGGTCGAGACGAACGTCAAGCAAGTCGAATCCGATCTCGACGCGCTGACGAACAAGCCCCGCACCGTCTATCTCGATGTCAAGACGCGCGGCGGCACCGGTGGCCCGGGCATCGACTACGCCGGTGGCGGCGATTACGGCGGCACCGGCTCGGGTTTCGATCCCTACGGCTATGCGCGCCAGATGCTCGGTGCCGGGGTCGGCGGCAACACGGCGACTCCGCGCGGCGACGCCACCGCGCTCAAGCAGTACTACGACATCATCCAGCAGGCCGCGAGCACCTACCACGTCGATCCGACCCTGATCGGCGCGATCATCATGCACGAATCGGGCGGCACGGCCGGCGCGGTGCAGCAGGGCGGCCTCGGCCGTGGCCTGATGCAGGTTGATCTCGGCCAGCACCCGGGAGAGAACGAGACCCTCCTCACCGGCACCACCCGCGAGGCCGTCACCTATCAGATCATGGAGGGCGCGAAAATCCTCGCGCAGAGCCTCGCTGCGGCCGGAGGCGACATCGCCAAGGGCATCCAGGGATACGCTGGCAGCGCCTACGTCTCCCAGGCGAATCAGGAGTTCGGCGTCCCCGCCGGCCTCTCCTTCTCCCAGGAGCTGAGCGGCTACTACACCGGCCCGGTCGGCAATGTCTTCGCCGGTGGTGGTGGCGGCGGCGGCGCAACGACGAACGTGTCGCCGCAGCTCCCCCAGGTCAACCGGGTCTCGCTCACCCAGCCAACATCCAACCCGCTTGCGGGCAGCAACATCAACGTCGCCGCGATGCGCAAGCGCGCGCAGGAGCTGGCCGGCCAAGCGTATGTCTACGGCGGCGGCCACAGCGCCGGCGACACCGGCGGCTTCGACTGCTCCGGCTACGTCGCCGAAGTGATGCGCGCCGGTGGCATCAACGTCCCCTGGACCGACGCGGGCGGACTCTACAAGTGGGCGCAGACGAGCGAGGGGCAGGCGGCGCTCGCGGCCGCCGGGATCCAGCTCGGCTTCTATAACCCGGGCGCGGGCGGCATGAACGAGCACGTCGCCATCAATGTCGGCGGCGACTGGTTCGAGTCCGGCGGCATGCGCGGCGACACCAGCGGTCCCAGCCCGAACGCGGCGCAGGGACTCAACACCTTCGTCGGCACGCCGCGCGCGCTCGGCGGCGGGGGCGGCGGGGTCGCCGGCCTCCAGACCACCGGTGGCGGCGGCGCGGCCGGTCCGTTCGGTACGACCAACATCTTTGCCGAGAGCGCCGACTCGATCGCGGCCGCGACGCGCGCCGCCGAGGCGCAGGGCAAGCTCCAGTCCGCGATCGACGGTGCGAAAAATGCCCAGCAGGCGTTCAACGATTCGCTCAAGAACGTCGATCCCCGGAATGTTGCGAACATCACCGAACAGTTCTCGAAGCTCCTGCCGGTCATGCAAAAGGCCGAGCAGACGAAGCTGCCCGATAACGCCACTGCCCTGGAAAAGCAGACGGCGATTATGACGGCCTACCAGAAGACCTACGAGGGCGCGCGCCTCTGGGGTGAAGCGATCACCGAGATCGATACCGGCACCGGTGACCTCGCCGCCACCGAGCAGAAAATTGCCGAGACGATCGGCGGCCCCGTCAGCGACGCGATGAAGGCCCAGCTCGACATCATGAAGGAGCAAAAGGCGACCGCTGACCAGATCGCCATGCTCACCCAGCGCAAATCGGATCTGGAGACCCAGTACAAACAGATACAGCAGGGCGAACAGGACGCGGACCGGCAACGACAGCGCGACCAGCAGCTCCAGCAGCGCCAGCAGCAGGATGCCGACACCCAGCGGCAGCGATCCCGCACGCTCGAGCAGCGGCAGATCGAGGATTCCCGCACGGCCGCCAACCGGCAGTATCAGGCGGAGACGGACGCGATCCAGAATGCCGATCGGCTCCGACAGGTCGCGCACCAGAACGCGATGCGCGGCATCGAGGATCGTACCAACGCCGAAAATGATGGCTGGACGCAACGGTCCCGCCAGCTCCAGCAGCAGCAGGAGCAGCTCCAGCACTACGGCACGCTCCAGAAGCAGCAGCTCCAAGACGCCCAGAAGGCACGGGACGAGGCGCATACGGCCGATGAGCGCCAGCGATCGGCGCAGGGTCAGCTCTATTCCGTCTCGGCCCGGGTCTCGACCACCGAGACCTCCGCCCTCTACTGGGGCGCGGCGGCCTCGGCGCTCAAGGATCTCCAGACCACCGCTGACGAGCTTTACCAGAATCAAACGGACGACAATAAAAAGTTACAGGATGAACAGGATCGCGCGGCCGCCGAGCAGCTCTACCAGCTCCAGCAACAGGTGGAGGCGGAGCAGAATGCCCATGAGGATCGGCTGAAGGCGATCGAAAAAGAGAGTACAACGCTCCAGCGAAACTATGAGGACGAGACGAATCGTCTCACTGAGGAAGCAGACATCCGGCAGAAGACCCATCAGATGCAGATGGATCTCTGGCAGGATGAGGACACGGCGCGGCAACGTGCCTACGAGGACGAGCAGTTCAATATCGAGCAGACCCGCCAGCAGCAGCAGCGGGCGAACGAAGACCAGCAATACGCGCTGGAGCAATCCCGCATCGCGGAGCAGCGGCAATATGAGCAGGCGCTGCAATCGATTGACGATGAAATCACGGCCCAGAAAGCACTCGCCCAGGAAGAGCAAAACCGGCTCGACGGGGCGCAGCGCGCGCTCTCGCTCTGGCAGCAGGCGGACAATGCCGTCGGCGATGCCGCGCAGACCCTGCTCGACGCCCTCGGCTCGATCGGCGGCCTGGGCACCCCGACGCACAAGGCCACGGGCGGCACGGTGGGCGGCACGGCGATCGTCGGCGACTCACCGGGCGGCGACCTTTCGACGGCCGAGGTCGTGACGGGGAACTTCAACGTCATCCCGCACGATCAGGCGGCGGCCTTGGGCTACATCCCGGGCGGCGGCATGGGCCGCTACCTCACCGGCGGCCAGGGCAACGGCGGCGACTCGTACACGCTGAACTTCAATGCCTCGGGCAACCGGGACAGCGATCAGGAGATGTTCGCCAAGCTCACCGAGTGGGTGGAGCAGCGCCAGCGTGCCAGTGACATCACCATCCGGCGCAACAGCCTGAGCGCGCGCTCCGCCGCGCAGGGCGGGCCGCGCTACTAAGGAGGTGGTCGTGTACCTCGACTATGCCGTTCACCCGACCACCCGGGCGATCTACACCTTCCCGAAGCGGCAGGCGGACCTGACGGTGGCGAACAACCGCCGCAACAGCACGTTCATCGTGCCGGGTGGCGGCGGACCGATCAACCCGAAAGGCCTCAACCCCTTCGATCGCGAGCCGAACATCATCACCTACCAGTTCCAGCTCAACCCGCTCGGCGATCGCGCCCACGGCACGGTGGACGATCAGCGCGAGTCCTTCCTGCGCGCCGTCGATCACGGCGTGCCGCAGACGCTCGCATTCCGGGCCGATGACGGCACCGCGTGGTTCGCCACCTGTGCCCTCGTCGGCGACCCGCACCACCAGACGGCATTCAGTAACGCCAACCACGTGATCGAGGCGAGCTGGGTGATGCTGGCGGACTTCCTGCGCTCGCCGGCGACCCCGGGCACCTCCGTCTATGGCCAGCACATCAAGTACGGCAAGCCGGCCAACGCTATCTACGACTCCGGCCGGCAGCAATGGTACGGCGGCACGCCGGACGGCATCCACGGCAAATACGGGGCGAACGCGATCAAGCTGGCGCTGAGCGGGCAATGGAACACGCTGCTCTTGGACAACACGACGCTGGGCGCGACGGCACCGACGACCGACCCGATCATCACGATCAAGGGGAACTTCGGCTCGACGGGCGCGGCGACGGGCGACCCGACCTGTGTCACGTGCCAGGAGAGCAACACCGGCTTCACGATCCCGTTTGTGATCGGCCCGAACGACACCCTCGAGGTCAATCTGGCCGCGCGCCGCGTGCTGCTGAACAACCAGCCGGTGTTCGGCAAGATCGCGAAGACGAACCCGGCCGCCAACGCCTACCTCGCGATCCTGCCCGACATCATCAACACCGTGCAGGTTTTCTGGCGCACCGGTCCGGCCTCCGGCACCCAGAACGGGCAGGCCTCATTCAACTGGCAACCGAAGCGGACGTTGTAGAAGGAGATCCACATGCCGGTCCCCATTCTGCCCGTGCCCGTCGATGATCAGGACTGGGTCACCGAGGCGAGCATTTTCAACCCGATGGACGGCATCCGGCTGGCGATCAACTCCCACATGGGTGGCGCGGTCACCGGCACGAACTACTCCGACCGGCACAACCACAGCCATATCGATGTCGGCTCATTGCCGGAGACGGCCGGGGCGGGCACGCAAGCGCCGGCGAACCAGGGGGTCTACAACGACCAGACCTACATGCTGCTCTCGAAGTGGCTCGGCTACGCCCCGAGCGGCTTCGTCGCCAAGATCGCCCAGGTGGGCACGAACACCTATAGCTGGCTGGTGGCCTTTGCGAAGAACCACACCCATCAGGATGCGAACAACGGCGGCCAGCTCAACTGGGCCTACACGCACCTCAATGGCAGCGGCAACATGTCGCCGCCGGCGGACGCGGACACCTCGGCCGCAGCGGTCCACCACACGCTCGGGACGGGCGCGAATCAGGCGGCCGCCGGGAACCATCTCCACACCGGCGTCTACGCACCGGTGGGCGGCGCGGGCACGTCCGGCACGTGGCCGATCAGCGTCTCGGGCAACGCGGCCACCGCGAGCACGGCCGCCGCCATCAGTGCGAACGGCGTCAGCACCGCGTCACTTCAGGATGGCGCGGTGACCTCGGCGAAGATCCAAGACGGCACCATCGTTGGCACCGACATCGCGCCGAACACGATCACCTCCGGCAACATCCTCGACGGCACGATCACCGGCACGGACATCGCGCCGAGCACGATCACCTCGGCCAATATTCTCGATGGGACGATCGTCGCGGCGGACCTCGCCGACGGATCGATTCTCTCGACCAAGCAGGCGGCCGGCCGCGTGATCGCCAAGGGCAGCCTGCTCGTGGACATCAACGGCTTCATGGACTACCCGCTCGATTTCAGCCGCTTCATCAGCTACGCGGGTCAGCTCAACTATGACCTCTCCAGCTACGTCCCGGGGGTGACCAATAACCGTCACTACATCCTGATCGCGCTGGACGTGAATGGCCTGATCGCGGTCAAGAGCGGCAACCTGACGACCGGGACGGCCGTGGAGCCGGCACCGGACGCGGACACCACACCGCTGGCGGCGATCCTCCTCCAGTTCGGGCAGACCTCCATCGACCAGACACAGGTGCTGGATCGGCGCGCCAGCCTCCGGCGCGTCGGGGCGACGGCCGGTGGTGGTGGCGGCTCGGGCGGCGCGCCGGCGGACGGCCAGTACTTCACCTATGCGACCAACTCGAGCATGACGAAGGAAATGGTGCTCTCGACGTGGCTCGATGGCACGACGAACACCGCGCCGGACGGCACGGACCTGTCGAGCTGGCGCATCTCTCCGGCGCGCGTCGTGCGCGGCGTGACCAACTCCGCAACCCTGGCCGATTACGTCAATAACTCGATCGCCGGTCCGTATCTCGGATCGCTCAAGCCGAACGGCACCTATTGCATGGTGGACATCAGCCAGGGGCCGCTCTTCATTGACGGCGGTTCCTTAGGTGCCCGGATGCTCGGCAGCGCGCAGACCGGGGGCATTTCGCAGATTTCCACGGCCACGGGCGGCGCGGGCACGAACGGGCAGGCGTCCGCGAGCGGCAGCGGCACGAGCGTCTGGGCCGTCTGTGCCGACTTCACGGTGCCCCTGGCGACATGGAACGCGGGCGGCGCGGTGATCACCCTCGTCAACCCGGTCTACTCGCCGGGGCCGGGGCTGGTCGTCCTCGGTCGCGCGATCTTCTCCGGGCCGAACAATGCCTTTGTCTATGTCTCGCACTCCGCGCACGGCGTCCTTCCCGGTGACCGACTCAGTCAGATGACCTTCTGCACGCCGTACGCCTTCGGCAACTTCCTGACGACCACAGCCTCGATCATCAACTCCTCGATGGGCGACTACTACTTCTACAACGCCGTGCCCGTGAAGGGTGAGATCGTCCTCCAGGCCAACTTTGTCACCGGGGCGGCGGGCGCGACGAGCTTCGGGATGGGCCTCGGCGTGGACGGCACGCTCGTCAACCCGCAGCTCTCCTGGGCGGCGCAGCAGGCCGCGCAGACGATCCAGACCTACACCCTCCATGTCCCGTTTGAGGCGGCGACCAATAACGTCCTCCAGCCGGGGCTGCATCGGTTCACCTTTTTCCAGCTCATCTCACAGTACAGCGTGATGCCGAGCTATCAGTATTGCTTCCTGCGCGGCTCATTCTCCGCAGCGGGCGTGCTGCCGTAACGGGAGGAACGCCATGGCGATCATCCGCAAGGAGGGTCACGTCACGTCCGCTCCGGTCACCGTCACCTTCGCGGGTGCGGGCTGGACCGGCGCGAACGCCGCGAACCAGACCTACTCCGATCCGGCGTGCTCGGGCAGCAACATGTCATTCACGTACGGCGCAAACGATACCGCCACCTATGCGGTCGCGGCGGGATCCGGCTTCACGGGGTGCCTGCTCGTCGGTCGCTGCACCTACGCGGGTGATCCGAACATCACCGTGATCGTGGACGGCGTCACCCACGGCACGTGGAGCCAGCAGATCGTCACCCAGACAGCCGGGGTGCCGCAGTATTTCCTCTATTGGTACTTGTACAAACCGATCGACTGGATCACGACCGACCCGACCGGAGCGAACGCCCACACGATCGTCGTGCGTTGTAGCGGCGGCGGGCAGCTCTGCATCGACTGCCTCGACTTCTATGACGCGGCGCGCAACGCCACCCTCGAATCCGTCTATGTCTTCGGGAACTCCCTCGCCTACGGCAGCGATCCGACCAACCCGCCCACGGGCCAGTACGCAAGCCCCGCCGGGATGGAGCTGGCCCGCCTCCTCGGCCTGGGCAGCGCGCTGAACGCGGGTGTCAATGCCGCCGATCTGACGAACGGGCAGAACGGCGCGTACGGCCCCGGTGGCGTGTCGAACATGCAGTTCTTCTCCAACGGCGCGGTCGCGCTCCCCGATTACTCGCGCGCCTACGGCAACTGGAACAATGACCAGCGGCGCTACGGCGTCCTCTTCCACCAGCACAATGATGTCGGCTACAGCCAGCTCTACAACGATCCGGTCGGCTGGGGCTACACGGACAACCACTCGAATGGCGCGGCACCGTGGAAGTCGGGTTCCGTGATCTACTGGAACCCGCCGATCACCTCATCCGGTGGCAACGCCGTCTGGACGCTCAACTACAACAGCCTGACGACCGTCATCTCCTACACGGACGCTGTCTCCGTCATCAATAACAAGATGCAATCCGCGAACATCCCGTACACCTGTTTCCGGCTCGGACAGGATCAGTCAGTCGGGCCGGGGTGCTTCTACTTCATCGCCAACAACGCGCGTGCCGAGCCCGCCGGGGCAACGAACGGCCTGATTACCCAGACCAATGTGCTGAACGTCACCACCGGAGCGTACGGGCAGATTCAGCCGAACAACAATGAAACCGTCCTGCTCCATTCCGGTTCCGTCCCACCGACGAGCGGCACCTTCACGACCACCTGGGGGAGCAAGACCGCCACCCACAACGTCGGTGACACCGCCGCGCAGATGAACACCACCTTCGGCGCGGCGGGGTTGCCGTACAGCGCCGCCTCGATCACGGGCACCGCGCTGATCACCGCGAACAGCCTGCGCCAGTTCACCAGCAGTGCCTTCGCCTACGGCTCACACGGCTACCCGCTGACCTTCAACTTCGCCAACGTCCTGCCCGTGAACCACACGCTGACGGTTTCCAGCGATCTGGTCGTCGGTCGCAACGCGGCACCCGCCGGGACGGGCTGGGCGGAGAACCGTTTCTTTCTCCGCTTGCGCGAGATGCTCTGGCGGCGGCAGATGAGCGTGCGGGACGGCTTCGTCCTCTGCGTGCCGTCCCCGCCCAGCAACGACCTGAACGTCGGCGCGAACCAGTACTACAACCTGCTGATCCAGCGGGCCTGCGCCGACCCGTCCGTCAAGAACGCGGTCTGTGTGGACATCTGGAATGCCCTCTCCAGCGGCAGCGGGCCGGGGAACAACCAGGGCACGATGAACGCGGACGGCGTCCACTACACCCAGGCGGGACACAGTGTCGTCGGTTCCTTACTCTACGACGCGGTGCGGATGACGCGGCTCGAGCAGCAGAAAGTGCGCGCCGCGCGCTAGGAGGATGATGGATGGCCCAGCTCAGCCTCGTCCTCTGTGACCTGATGCTCAACCCGATCGCGCAGGAATGGGCGATCGAGGAGATCCTCTCGGCGACGATCCAGATGGAGGAGCTGGATCAGTTCTCGCCGCACTCGGTGACCGTCTCCGGCTCGTTCCGGCGCAACCTCAATCTCCTCAACGGCATGACGGCCGTGCAGATCATCGACGCGGATGTCGGCACGATCGCCTACGGGCTGATCGTGGACCCGGAGAATCAGATCACGGCCGAAGACCAGCACACGATCACCCTCAATCTGCCGAACATCACCGAGCTGCTCCGCTACTCCACCACCGGCCAGGGCTGGGTCGCGGGCTACGTCTCCAGCACGCCGCTCGCCGGCGCGGGAGGCCCGACCGACGGGCTGACGCTGGCCCAGATCGTGGAGCGGCTCGGCGCGATGCGTGCCGGCTGGTTCGCCCGCTGTGTCGATTACGGCCACGACGCGCAGTACGTCCTGCGCTTCGAGGATGCCACGCTGCTCGGTGCCCTGCTCGACGCGGCGGAGAAGACCGGCGGCCACGCCCGTCAGGTCCACCTCGAGGATCAGCGGCCGACGATGGGGATCGAGCTGGGCGTCTTCGGCGCGGCACCGGCGATGGAGATCATCACCCCGGAGGGCGGCGACGCGCAGCAGATCCTCACCGACAATCCGAACGCGCGCCTCGCGGAGACGATCACGATTCATCCGGCGGACTACTCGAAACTCGTCAACGTGATGACGCCCCTCGGGGCGGGCAGTGGCATCAATCAGGTCCGCTTCCGCCGGCTCTTCAAAATCCTCTACGACATCACCTATGACCACTGCCGCTACAAGAACGGCATGGACCCGACCAATGTGGCCGCGCTGATGGCGCAGTATTTCCCCGAGTATGACCCGGCCTACGAGATCCCGGGCGCACCGGGCGGCGATCAGCGCTGGCACCCGACGCGGCCATTCAAAGGCAACTCCTGGGCGGACGAGTTCGCGATCCGCCTCGACACCGGCGCGGATGGCTATGAGTACTGCATCCGCGACGTGCAGTCGCTGCACGACTGGAACCAGCGGCTCAGTCCGCCGCCGAACCCCGGCCAGGGCGAGTTCCGCGCTCCCTTCACCGACGCCTCGATCAGCTACGTCGATAGCAACATCAACAATCAGGAGCTATCGGAGCGCGCGCTCTATGTCGCGGCAAAGGCCCAGCTCCAATGGTACTCGCAGCCGCAGCGATCGGTGAGCGTGACGACCGTCGGCACCCGCCGGCCGCCGCGTGCCGGTGACAAGGTGCTCGTCAACTACGGCCGCACCGGCCTGGATGCACTCGGCAGCTTCCCCGAGATCGATGAGCGCAACGAGTACTACGTCGTCGGCGTCGTGCGCGAATACGGCGATGTCGTCCGCGACACGTGGACGCTGACGAGTAACGGCCGCCACCCGCCGGACGCGACCTCGAGCGCGCGCGACACGACACGCGGCATGATCGAGGCGATCCGGATCGTGCCGACGACGAGCGTGGCGATCTACCCGTTTGAATCCGGCCGCGTCAAGATCGACGCCACCCACCCGCACACGATCTACTGGGAGATCCCGGCCTCGGCCTTCCGGATCCAGCAGGCCAAGTTCCACCTGACGACCTACCCGGTCCGGCATGACATACAGGAATCGACGACGGACGACGGCGCGCACCGGCACGACGTGACGATCCCCGCGCTCAAGGTCAACGTCTTCCCGATGATCAACCACGTCCACGAGGCACCGATCCCGAACCACACCCACGGTGGGGTCCATCAGGCCTACAGCACGACGGGGGAGACGAACATCGGCCACGGCCAGGGCAGAAGCGTCGATGCCTACGGCGGCGGCGACGTGGCGAACAGCGGCCGCGCGAATCAGGCCCAGCTCGACAACCAGCTCCTCAACCACCAGCATACGATCGGCTTTATCTCCGGCGGCGATCCGGACTCGCTCAACCCGAAAGGCATCTTCTTCTATTCCGGCTCGGCGAATCCCTCATCCGGCGGCGCGCAGATCCAGTCGCAGGGGCGGGGCGGCACGATCAACACCAACTACTGGAACGCCTCGATCAACAGTGACCACGGCCACGGCTCCTCGGTGAAAGCGGGCGGCGGCGGTATCGTCAACGATCTGCCCTACACGACCCGCAACCTGGGCAGCGGCGCGACACCGGTGGCCTGGGACACGATCCCCTACTGGTCCCCCTATAACGCGACGGACTACACGGACACGAACTTCTATTTCCAGGGCGTGACGACACCGGAGACGGTCAGCACGATCATGGGCGGCCAGGGGACCGGCGAGGAGAGCGACCATCACCACGCCTTCGTTACCGGCATCTTCGAGGAGCCGTTCACCCCGAACGTCAACATCACCCTGAATAACGGCAAGGGGCTGACGCACCTCTGGTCCTTCCCGGGCTGGGTGCTCGGCTCGACCGAGTTCACGCAGTACGTCGAGGACTCCTGTGGCGTGACGATCACCTTCGAGCTGCGCGGCGTCGGCGATGACAGCAACAACAAGGACGGGCTGTGCGAGGTCTCGCTCAGTGGCTTCGCGGTCGTGGAGCTGCTCGGCGTCGGCTCGCAAGTGCTGCAAGGATAACGGCATGAAACTGAAAGACCTCCGGGCGCTCGTGCCGCTGACGCGGCTGCGGCCGCCGCATACCAATGGGCACCATCCGGACGAGCCGGAGTCGCTGATCGTCTCCTTCGACGCCCGCGACGGCAAGCGCCGCGTGCTGATCGTCGTGGACGGCGAAGGCGCCTTCGAGCCAGTCCAGTACTACGGCGTCCGGGGCGCGAACGGCGACCAGGGTCTGCACGAGGCCGCGACGATCGCCGCCCACGGTGCCCTGATGTGCGCGCAGCGCTCCTGGGCGCACGCGGCGGCGCAGGACGGTGCGCCATGACCGTCTCGATCCGTTCGCTGGTCGCTCGGGTGGTTGAGCCGTTCCGGACCCCGCCCCCGCCGGCGGTACGCCACATCGACGCGGGCGCGCTGCTCCGGCCGGAGTCGCACTTCCCGCTCGTCTATGTCACCAACATCAGCGGCTGGAGCGAGGATCCCCGGACCTCCCAGGTCTCGTTCTCGCTCAAGCACGGCGCGGAGTACGTCCACGAGGCGGCCAGCTTTCAGGTGAAGGTGCCCGGACCCGACGGCGACCTCTTCGACAAGCGCGGCGCGTACGTCGTCGTGCTCGCGCCGGTCACCTCGCAGGCCCAGGTCGATCAGATCCTCCGTCTGGCGCGGCAGTTCCACACCTAGCACCACAGTCGTTTCCATCCCGAACGACGCTCCTGGGCGATCCTGGCGCGTTTACGGGGCATTCGCGCGCGCGCGCGAGAACACGAGACACCGATGCAGCTCGGCATTCACGCACCGACGCAGGGATGGACCGGCCGCGCCCAGCAGACGGCGGCGGCGCTCGACGCGGAGGCCTTCCTCTGGCTGGCCGCCGAGCGGGTCACGGACGCCTACCCGTACACGACGGCGCTGCACATCGTGCGGCTGGCGAACTGGGCGACGACGGACACGCCGATCGGCTACACCAACGCGGTGGCCGGCACGGTCAATAGCTGGGCGAGCCTGCCCGGGGTCGTCTTCCAGTGCGGCAACGAGCCGGACGCGGAGGCGGGCCACAACGGCGAGATGTTCCCCCAGATCGCGGCGGCGATGCGATCGCGCTGGCCGACGATCCTCCTGGCCAATCCCCCGCTCCGCCCCGAGAACTGCGGCGCGCTCACGGACGAGACCTGTGAGGCGGCCGACTTCATCGCCTGCCACTGCTACTGGCAAGTCAATCACCCCGAGGACGAGGCCAACCCGGGCCTGGGCGCGGCCTACCGCCAGCTCCTCGACTACGGCATCCCCGTGATCGTGACGGAGGTCAACGCCGTGCCGGCCTCGGGCAACGGCAATGACCCGAATGTGCCGTGGGACGAGCGCAACACCCAGGTGGCGGACTGGGCCTTCCAGGCGATGGCGGACGGCGTCGCCGCGTGCTGCATCTACCTCGCGGACGCGGCCCCGGACTGGGCCGGCTTCGATGTCGGGCCGGAGGCGGCGGCGGACATCCGCGCCCAGTACGACGAATGGATGGACGATCCCGACCCCGCGCCGCCGCCGCCCGAACCACTCCCCGACCCCCGACCCCCCGATGGAGGTGGCACGATGGTCAGCGCGCAGGATGTCATCGACATGGCATCCACCCAGCTCTACTGCCCGCGATCAGGTGCGTATGATTCGCTCAACGGAGACCATCCGTGGGCCTATTGGTGTTTGGCTTTCGTTGAAAGTACCCATAGGAACTTAGGGCTAGACGTACCACCTCAATCCTCGGCGTATCAGGCTGGTCTGTCGTTCGACCTGAATGGCGGCCCCGCACCATTAGGTGCAGCCATGTTTTTTGGGCAGTCCTTTTATTACCCCGATGGCCATGTTGCCTTCAGCACCGGCGATGACTGGTGCCTGGGGACGGTGACGAACGGTGAGGGTGTCGATTACTGCTACTGGAACTCCACGACCAATGGCTACATGGGTTGGACCTATTACCCGGGGGTGACCCCGGCCGATGCGCCCGCGCCCGATCCGCCGCCGCCGACGTGGCTGGTGCAGCCGGGGAATCCCTATCAGGAGGGGAAGCCCGACGAGATCGGCATCGGCGGCGGGTTCCTCAGGTACTACAACGCGATCGCGATCGGCCAGGATCCGATGGTCGCGCTCGGCTACGCGCGCGAGCGGGAGTGTGATGCCTACGTCACCGACGCGGACGGCACGACGAACCTGCGCACGATTCAGCGCTTCGAGCGCGCGACCCTGATCTATCAAGAGGGTGAGCCGTTCCCGTGGGATGTCGTGGCCGCCCTGTTCAATCAGCAGATCGCGAACGCGGCTCCGCTGTCACAGGGCGCTCCGGAAGGCGACCCTGACGCCAGTCTGGATGTATCTGCGGATGACGCGACTTGATCTGCGCGCACAGGTCCGGATCGTCCAGGCAGGCCGTGATGAACATGCCGATCCAGCCGGAGCGCGCGCCGCCGGCCTCGACGACGAAGCTGTCCAGGCGCGCGAGCAACTCCCGCTCGATATTGAGCGTAATCGGTTGTGTGTGGGTGGTGCGCCGGCGGCGATCGCCGGTCTCAGCCCGTGTTGCCATGCTTATTCCTGTCCTTCCTCTTCCCTATCTGCCCCCTGGTCGTGCTCCCACACGATCAGGGGTTTTTTTACGCCCAGCATTTCAGCCACGTCGGCCACCATTTCCGTGTGGAGTAGCTCGGCCGTCTCCCAGGTGAGGGCGCGCTGATAGTAGGTCTGCCCGTCCGGCAGGAAGACCATCGTCTCGAAGCAGCAGCCGTGGAAGCCGAGGAACTGCCCGAGGAAGACGGTCGAGACGCGCGCCGCGCCGACCATCGTCTTCGCGACCCGCCGCTCCGCGTGATGCCAGTGCATCCACTCGTTCCACACGTCGTAATCCTCGATGCCGAGCGGCACGACCGTGCGGCCGTCCTCGGCCAGAATGCAGATGATGTAATGGCGATCAGCGTCCATCATTCCAGGCGCTCCCCCAGAGGCTGCCGCAATAAAAGTTCGCCTCGTTGCGATTGAGCCGGATCTGGATGCCCAGCTCTCCCGCCAGCACGACGACCAGTGCGTCACCCGTCTCGGGATGGGTGCCGATGTAGACGCGCTCCGCGTCGATCGTCCCCTGGATCAGGAACTCCGGCCACTCGCCGTCGTTCACGAGGGTGATCGTCGCGCCGCATGCGAGGGTGCCGGCCACGCCGGCGAGAAAACGCAGCCGCCGCTCATCCGCTTCATTCATGGCGTCTCCCCGTCATCGGCCAGATACGACGCGCCCAGCTCGGCGTAGTAGGCCTCGTCCAGCTCGACCATCGCGCCGAGGATGACCCGCATGATGTACCGCCGGGTCCAGGCGCTCTGGCGGAGGGTTTCGTCGTCGTAGACGTTCATGAAGCTGCGCATCAGGCGGAAGACCTGCATTTCCGCCTCGAACACGACGCGCTGCCGGCCGCGTCGCGCGGCCTCGCTGTGGTCACGGCCGTCCATCAGGCGTCGGGCGGGCGGCGCGGCGGCGCGTGCCACGCGGGCGTGTAGCCGGCCGGCCAGTCCTCCGGGTAGCGCGCCGTGTCCGCGAGGATCAGGCCACCGGTGTCGGCGATGAAGATCCCGAAGGCGGGGTGCCAGACGACACCGACGTGGTGCTCCTCGCGGCAGTGCGGGCAGAGGCAATCGACCCAGACGAGCGTCTCGATCTCGTTCGGGTCGCCGCCGTCGGCCTCGCCGTAAAGCATCTTCTCTTTGAGATCGAGCTGGACCATGAACATCCCGCCCTGGATCGAGAAGGCGAGCAGCTCCATCGTGTCGAACGAGAGCAGCGGCATCAGCGCCCCGGGGAGCACCGCACCGGGCGGCAGTTTCTTACGGGGCATCGGGCACCTCCGGCGTGCGGACGTACGGCGTCCAGCCGATCCCGGCCAGACAGGCGTCGGCGCAGGCGCGCAGCTCCGCCTCGGTGAGCAGGATGCGCTGGGTGACCGTGCCGGCCGTGGCGATCGAGAGCATGAACAGGTCGCCGCCGTTCGGGCTGACGATGAAGGTGCGGGCGCTGCGGCCGGCGCTAATCGTCCGCTTCGATCCGCTGGGGCGGGGTTGGCCGTCTGCTGGCTGCGTCGAGGAAGGCTGCCCGGGCATCGTCGTCCTCCTGAGTGCTGACCCGTTCGTATTCATTGAGCAGATCGGTGGCGGCCATCGCCAGCCGATTGAGCGCGCCGGTGACCGCGAACCGGACCACGTGATAGGGATACTTGAGCCGCAGCCCCTTGATCACCTGATTGACCGCGACCGCGAGGATCCGATAGGCGCGCTCGTAGGCGAGCTGCTGCTGCGGGCTGCTGTAGGCGGCCGCCTTCGCGCGCTCCTGCACCCCCCGCCGACGCTCCTCCGGTGTCACCTCCGCGCGGCGCTCGACGTAGTTCGTCGGCTTCGGTTTCTCCCTCGGGTTCTCGATCCGGTTGTCCACGTCCGTGAGGATCTCGCGGATCCGATACGTATCGAACCCCGTGTCCTCCATCGCCTCCACGGCCTTGCGCAGCGCGCGCTGCACCTTGATGACGCCCTGCCTCTCCACCTTTGCTCGCTCCTTCTCCAGATCCGCAAGCGTCACCGCAGCGAACGCATGGCCAACGCGGGCCACATCCTCGGGTGTCATCCACGCGGGGATCGCGGGCGGCCGTGGCGGGTTCTTGTTCCGCCGATAGACGACCATCGTCACCCCTCTCTGTCCCAGCGACTGAGACTGCGTGCGTTGATCTTGTAGTCGAACTGTGCCGCGTCCGCCGGCAGCGTGCCGGTCTGCCAGTGGTGGCGCAGCCCCTCGCGCAGCTCGGCGACCACCTGATCGTTGGCGTCGTCGCGCCAGCGGCCCGGCTTCTGCATCGTGAGCAGATCGGCGACGTACGCCGCGAAGTCGATCTGCTCGTGGAAGGCGTAGATGTCGTACTGGACGCCCATGTCCCAGTACGGTGACTGGAAGATCGCGAGCAGGTAGCTGCCCGGGACGGTCTCGTCCGTTCGCACCAGAATCACGGCCGGTGCCAGCGCGAAGACGGGGTCGAAGAGCAGCGTGTGATAGCCGGTCCAGGGCGGCATCTCCTCGAGCGCGACGAACATCTGGGCCGTCGTCAACCCGGAGGTGTTCCGGTAGGTTTTGATCCGCTTGCCGCTACTGAACTTGCGCATTGAGTCCCCCGCTATGCAGCGCCGCGCTTCATGTCGATCACGTTCGTATTGTCGCGCTTTTCCGCCAGTTCGCGATCGCGCGCGCGCCGCTTCTCCTTCGCGTCCACCTCTTTCTGTTTGCGTGCCAGGACGGCCGCGTTCGTGTCGGCGGCCGAGAGCACGACCCGGCCGTCCTCGGATCGGTAGCGCTGGATGTCGAGCTGCTGCGGCGATGACTGCGTGAGGTAGACCTGAAGCGAGGAGGTCGCGATGTTCAGCATCCGCGCCGCCTCGGCGTAGCTGTAGCAGAGGATACCGGCCGGCTGCTTCGGCAGCGGGTCACGCTTCTGGCGCTGCTCGGGTGGCGGCACGACGATGCCGCCCCGGATCTGCTCGCGCCGGACCATGTTGCCGAGCCGGATCGCCTGCTTCTGCCAGCGGTCCTGCTGATCGGTCGCCACGTCGTGCGCCCACTGGAGCGCATCGAGCCGGTGCACAAACCAGCGGTCGCCTCTCTTCACCCCGAAGAGCGGCCGTTTCTTGCCGTACTTCAGCGCGTAGTGGATCCGGGCGTGCTTGAGGTGGGTCACCCGGGTCAGCTCCGAGAGCATGAGATAGTCGCTGATCTCGGGCGCGCTCTCCTCGATCCCCGAGCGGATCTCCTCCAAGAGTTGCAAATCAATCTGCTGAGCTTCTTCCGCCATCCTGTCCTCCGTCCTCAAACCCCAGGTCGCGAATCCGTTGCAGCAAATAGCCGACGTGCCCCTCCTCGTGGCGTACCCGCCGCTCCGCGTCCTGGCGGATCGCGATGATGCGGCGTCGCGTGTTATCGATCGCGTGGAGCAGGTAGTCGCGTTCCTGCTCCTTCGTGTAGGTCCACTTCATCGGCGCTTGCGGGTGCGGACCGCGATCACGAACTCGGTGCCGTCCACGTTCAGCGTCCAGCGTCGGCCGTCGATCACGCGGCCGACCCGGGAGGTGAGCACGATGCGGGTGTAGGCCGCGTTGGTGCGCCAGTCCTCCGGGCTGAGCTGGGTGCCGCGCAGCTCGCGCAGGAGCCGGAACGCGGCCAGGAGGATGTAGGACACATCTTCGGGCGAGACGCGCCCCTCCGCAGCGCTCAGAGCCATCCCTGCCACTCCTTCGTGCGCATGCGCTGCCGCATCTCCGGGGTGATCCAGTTGCCGCTGCGGATCGCGTCTGCGGTCTCGCGCAGCGTCATCCCCTGCCAGTCCTCGCCCTCGGCCGCGCGCTTCTCGAGATCCATCCGTGCCGTCTGGGCACTCACCGTGCCGTCGATGAACGCGGCGATCGCCATGTCGAGATCGCAGAAGATCTCCAGGCGCTCCGTGCCGCCGATCGTGCGCTGTGTGACGCGGTACTCCATCGTGAACCCCTATCACATTGCAACAAACCCTCTACCACCCAATGTGATAGGGGTTTACGACTACCCTCTTCCTTTCACTTCGATCGTCCGGCCGCTGCTGCGGATCGCCGCGCTCGCCTCGAGGAACGCCTCCAGCGACGCGAGCGTGCGCTTCGCCTGGGCGATCGTGATCTGCGCCCGGGTCGTCACCGCGCCGAGCGTGAACGCGCAGCCGGCCAGGAGCGCCGCCAGGAGCCACGCGCCGTGTGGGTAGCGCACGCAGAGCCACGTCACGGCCGCTACCAGGGCGATAAAGGCGACGTGCTGCGCGATCAGCCAGCGCTGCGCCCGCGCGATCGCGACGCGGGTCTGGGCGATCTGCGCCCGGGCGTCGGCCTCGTTGCGGGGCGCGAACATCGTGATCACGAGGCTGTCCTCGGCGCTTTGACGCGGTAATCGTGCATGCTGACCCCCTCCTTGGCGTTGCCGCGCACGTGGGGCGGCCGGAAGAACACGCCGGCGTATTTCCCAAACAAGCGCTTCCCGTCTTCATCGTGGTAGGTCACCAGGGTGCCCCGGACCAGATGCACCGGCATTTTCCGATCGTCGCCCGGACCGGGCAGCGTGGGCTTGCTCGTCCGGCTCGGGTCCACCACCACGGTGTGGTAGCGGACCAGGGGCTGCTCGTGTTTGCGCTCCCAGCTCCGCGCGAACTTCACCGGCGCGTGCGCGGCCGCCGGCGCGAGTGTGCCGTTGCGGAGATTGAGGAACACCAGCGTGAGCAGGCAGGGGTGGATCCACAGCGGCGCTTCGTGGCCGAGGAGATCCACGTAGGGCTGGCCGGTGATGCTGGTCGCGTTGGAGAGCGCCGTGCAGAGGAACTTGGTGACCTTCCCGGCCGCGTCCACCGCGAGCCAGAAATGGCCGGCGACCAGGGCGAAGATCTCGGGCACGCCCATCAGCTTCGTCATCTCGTTGTCGCGGGCGTAGCCGATCGGTTGCAGCCGATAGAGCCAGCGCGCCCCCGCGACGAGATCGCGATAGGCGGCGAGCTGCTCGCGGCCCCAGAGCGCCACACCCTCCTCGGGGCTGACCGCGTCCACGAGCACGCCGGAGAACGGGAAGGTCGTGGTGGCCGGATCCGAGACCCCGTGGACCTCGGAGCGGACCGTGCTCGGCCGGCACCACTCGATCCAGAACTGCGGGAACGGCGGCACGAGTCCCGGGAAATCGTGATTGACATCCCAGTTCTCTTTGTCCGTTCCGGCATAATAGAACTCCGCAATATTATCGCCCACGATAACGGGCACGCCGCGCCGGAGCGCCTCGCCGATGCGGGTGCTGATCGCCCGGAGGACGGGCGTGGTGGATTGATCCATGGTGATCGGGTCGAAGCCGGGGACGAAGTCGAGGGCGCGGATGCGGTCGGCCAGACGGATAAGCGGGGCGGCCATCAGGTTTCCTTCTCTTTCGGTGGGCGGACATTGTAGTCGTGCAGGCTGACACCGGCGGACCGCTTGCCGCGCAAATGCTGGTGGATAAAGAACTTGCCGGCGTAGCGGCCGAACAGCAGGCCGCGCCCGTCGGTGCCGTACTCGGCCATGTGGCCGCGCACCATGTGGACGGGCATGACGCGGCCGGAGCCGGGACCGGGCAGGGGCGCGAGCGCCGTGCCGCCGCCCTGGACTTGGACGGTGCGATAGCGGACTAGGGGCTGGTCGTGCTTGCGCTCGTGGGCGCGCGCGAACTTCTCCGGCACCGGGAGGCCGGGGTCGGAGAGGCGGACGTTCTTGAGATTGAGGAAGGTGAGCGTCATCTGGATCGGGCCGGCGAACATGTCCGCCGATGCCGTGAGGAGCGACATGTATTGGTCGCCCAGCGGCGAAGAGAGCTGTGCGCGCAGTTGCCGACCCTCCGCGTCCATGGCAACGAGGATGATCCCGTGCGGGATGAAGAGATCGCGCTCGATGAGCGCACAGGGGTAGATCGTCAGCACCCAGCGCGCGCCCTCGACAAACTCGTAGTAGGCGTCGGTGCCGGTTTCGATCGGCAGGAGGTCGCGCGGGTTCTCGAGGTCTTCCGCCATCACCAGCCCGCCCGTGAACGACGGCAGGTAGAAGTGCGCGCGATCGGCCGCGAGCACTTCCGGGGGCGGGCCGGCCAGCGCGCGCGCAGCGGCACCGAGCGCCCATTCGATCCAGAAGTCCGTGAACGGTGGCACGAGTGTCAGGGTTGTGGTGTCCAGCGAGCTACCGACCCCGTGGCGCTGCGCCTCGGTGAAATACCAGTCCGCGACGTTGTCCGCCACGATCACCGGCGTGCCCGTCTGAAGCATGCCCTGGATCAGCTCGAACTGATTGCGCAGCACCTCCGCGTTGCCGCCGAAGTCTTTCGTGCCGACCAGCGTCGGATCGAATGAGATCGGATCAAAGATCCTGGCCCGGGTCTCGTGCGCCCGGACGCGGTCCGCGAGTCGGATCATCGGTGCGCTCATTCGTCCTCCTCCCCCCATTGGTCGTGCAGGAGCATCCAGTCGCAGATCAGGTGGATGACCTGAATGCGGCGCGCCGAGATCGCCCCGGCCGCGTCCCAGTGCTCGGCGCGCGCGGCGATGCCGAAGCCGCGCTCGAGCCGTTGCAGCTCGCGCAGATGGTTGAGCAGGATCCGGAAAGATGCGGCGTCCAGTTCGATCGGTGGCAAGCATCTCCCTCCTCCGGTCCTCATACGCCCACCGGGCGCGGCCGGAGAAGGGGTAGCGGGGGTGTGCTAGGATGTGGCATGAGCGTGACCTCCGTAACAGGTTGCTCTCTCAGCCGTGCGCACCACACGCACGGCTTCAGTTTGTGCCCCAGATACTACGCATTGTCGCAGGAACCATGCCCCCGCGCCACGCGCTGTACCCGGGTATTGGGCGAGTATACTCTCAGGTAAGGCCGCCCGCAAACCCTTAACGACAAGGATGTGGTTCGATGGTCGAAGGATCGTTCTATACGGCCGCCCAGATGGCGGCGGCGCGGGGCGTGACGATCGGGGCGATCTATCAGGCCGTGCGCTCCGGCACGTTGCCGCGCCGCTATGCGCCGATCGCGCCCCCGCCGAGGGGGAATAAGTACATGCTCGTGTTCACCAGGGAGGAATACGAGGCCTACCGTGACGGGCTACCCGTCCCCGTCTCAGAGGCGCATCAGTGAGCGCAGCCAGTTCCGGCGCGGCGTGTAGTCGCCGTCCGGGGTCGGGCGCAGGAGGGCCAGCTCTTTCTCGGCCGCGCCCAGCTCACGCGAGAGTCGCGCGACTTCCCCGAGCGTTGCCGCAGCCCAGGTGCGCATGAGGAAGCCGCTACCGGGGCTTGCCGGCTCGGGCACCGGCGGCGGCTGGGGAAGTTCCTTAGAAAGTTCCACAACTTCCTCGGCCGGTTCATCGACCGGGATCGCTTCCACGCCGGGGAGATCCACCAGCCACTCGCGGCCGACCATCACCGCAGCTATCCGCTTTTCCTCGATCCGCATCCGCACGCCCCGGGGCGTGATGCCCAGGATCGCTGCCGCCTCTTTCACCGTGAACTGCCCCATCGGAACCTCCCTCCTTGACCGCAATCGTACAATGTGTACGGACGTTGTGCAAGCGTCGGGCATAAAAGATCGCCCCCACCCGTGGCAAGCGGGTAAACGGGGGCGCAAGCGACCTGAATAGGAGGTCTGCATGGCTACTGTAACAGGTGAACGTACAGAAGGCAATCCCCCTGGCGGTATGAAGGTGCGGGTGCGCGACAAGCGCCAGCAGCCCTTCTTCATCGTCTACAACGATCTGGTGGACTGCCACCTCGCCCGCATGGGCATGAGCGCATACGTCGTTTACACCGCGCTCTGCCGCTTCGGCTGGAACGACAGTGTCCTGATCTCCTACACCCAGCTCGCTCGCCGGCTCGGGATCGCGCGCTCCACGCTCTGGCTCGCACTCAGCTATCTCGAACGCGAGCGCTACATCACCGTCGAGCGCGAGATGGACGGGCCGGTGCATACCGCGAACACCTACTTCATCGAGGAGCTGCCGGAGTTATCCACAGGGGGGTAGTTCGAAATTCGAACTAGGGGTAGTTCGAAATTCGAACTAGGGGTAGTTCGAAATTCGAACTGTATTAAAGACATAGAGAGAAGACATGGGAAGAAGACGGGACGACTACGAGCGCGCGCGTGCGCGCGTAGGGGAGATCTTTTCCACAAACTTATCCACGAGTTATCCACATGGGTCTCCGGTCACCGATGCGCGCACATGAAAGCCGGAGTGTTTTCACTCTCCGGCAGTTCTGTTGCCAGTGGCACGCTTCGATCCTAGAATAGCTCCCACGTCCGAAACGAATGGGGGTGGCGCATGGCAGGCGCGTCTGACCGGCACCCACGGAACCTTGAGGAAACCGATGACGACATCCGGCTCCAGCTCTGGGCGTTCACGCGGAACCGTTTACGCGCTCGCGCGGCCGTGACTGCTCTTGATCGAGACGGGACACCGTTGCCGCTGTGGGTGACGCCACGGATCGAGGCGTGGACGCGGGACGATCTCGCCGGCGCGGACGCGCCGCAATGGCTGCCTGCTGGAGCTTGAGATTGTCCGTGTGAATCTTCTTGAGCATCGGCCCGCCGAGCGTCTGGAGCCAGCTCCGGAACTCCACGAGGTCGTCGGCCGTGATCGTCGCGGCGAAGTCGTCCTCGAGCGAGAACAGCTCGCGGATCCTCAGGTCGCGCCAGTCCGCCGGCGGCGGCTCGAGATCGAAGAACGGGTAGAACCGCCGCAGCTCCGCCTCCGGCACGCCGAAGAGGCGCGCCAGCGCGGGGATGTGGTTCGGGTGCGGGATCGTCTCCCCCTTGAGCCACTTCTTCACCGACGGCGCGGTGATCCCCAAGGCGGCCGCAAGGCGCGCCATAGTCCATTCCCGCTCGGCCAACTTCTCAGTCAGCCAACTGCTGAAATCCATGACACCCTCCCATGTCCGGCGCGGCACCCCCCGGTACACCGCTACGACCAAAACCCCTCCAACACTCCACTGACCGTTGTATTGCCCGTTTCCGTTGCCCTCGTTCAAATCGCGACGGTGACACAGGTTACGGTGGGAAAGGCCACTGCCCGAGCAGTTGCGCCGATCCAACTATGATCGAGTTACCTGAGTATCTTAGCACAAGTCGCAAGTGACGCCCCGAGCGATCCCCCGCCCCGCGCGCCCTCCCGCAAGATCCGGGCCGACCCCGCGTGTCCGTACATCTAGACGGGTGTTACATGAGGGTATAGGCTGACCATACCAGAGTATGCATCCGGGGGAGGTCGCCCGATGGAACGGGAGTCTCGCTATTTCGTCTCCGCCGCGTTCTGGCACTGGTGCCACGAGAACGACGTGTCGCTGCGCGAGCTGGGCCGGCTGTCCGGCTACAGCGGCACGTTCCTCGGCAGTGTGCGCAGCCACGGCCACTACACCGTCTCGCAGCGCTTCGTGGACGCGGTGCTGCGCGAGCTATTGCTGCCCGAGGGCATGCTCTTCTTCCGCCCCGCCGGCTACCGGTGGCGGCTCCGACTCGCCGCGTAAATCGACCGGGTGTGCTCGCACCCGGTCGTTTCGCCTGCCATTCGCTGCAAGAAAGGAGGACAGTCTCATGATAGGCGACCCTATCCCACCTGTCAAGTAACTCGCCTGATACTAGGGATCCTTTGATCCCCTGGCTACCGCCATGTCTCCGGAAGGAGGTCTCGATGGCATCGGAAGTGACACCCCGCTGGTGGGGGACATTCGAGCTGGAACGGCGCACGGAGCAGGAGGCGCGGGACGCCAAGCGCGCCGTGCAGGAGCGCGACTACCGGCAGGCGCTGCTGGCCGACGTAATCCGCGACGGCGAGAGTTTCGTGCAGCAGCTTCGCGCGCATTTCACCCACGCGAGCCAACTCTCCAGCGAGGACATCGCGGCGCTGCGGGCGGGCGCGGTGACGCTGGGCACCCAGCTCGCGGCCGTAGAGAGCGCGCTCGCGTTCGCGGAGAAACTGCAATGACGGAGCAGCCGCAGCCGGCACCGGAGTTCGACGCCTCACGCTACCTGCGCACGATCAAGGTGCGCGGCGGCGGCGAGGCCCAGTACCTGCCGGCGGCGGCCCGGATCCTCTGGGCGCGGCACGATCACCCGACGGCGCAGATCGTCACGGAGATCGTGCTCGCCTCCGAGAACATGGCCCGGTTCAAATGCACGATCACCCTGCCGACCGGCGCGGTCGCCACCGGCCACGGCCAGGAGACGGCGAGCAGTTTCGCGGACTTTTTCGAGAAGGCCGAGACCGTCGCCGTCTCCCGCGCCCTGGCGATCCTCGGCTACGGCACCGAGGGCGCGTACGACCTCGAGGACCGGCAGCCCGAGCAGACCGGCCGCGCCAGCACCGGCGATCGGGTGCGGAAGACCGACCCGATGCACGGATCGGCGGCGAGCTGGTTCCGCCGCGAGCTGCCCCGTCGCGGCATGACGCTGCCGCAGCGCTTCGAGCTGTGGGGCGATGTCGTCGGCGTCCTCGACTCCGCCGGCCACGCGGTCGGCGAGGCGAGCGACGAGCGCGGCATCGACTTCGCGGCCGTCAAGGCGATCGTGGAGGCGCTCCCGCTCAGCAAATTCCCGGGCGCGGAGGTCGTCCCGGCCGCCGAGCAGAAGCCGATCCAGCGGCAACGCGCGCAGCGCTCCGGCGGAGGGGACGAGTGAGTGCCATGAGCGAGGAAGCTACGCGCTGGGCGTGGGGCATCCGTGGCCTCGACCTCGGTCCCCGCGTCATCCTCCAGGCACTGGCCTGGATCGCCGACGCCACCGGTGCCGGGGAGATCAAGCTTGAGACCCTCGGCTTCATGGCCGATTGCAGCCGGTCCACCGTGCAGCGCCACATGCGCGTGCTTGAGGACGGCCAGCTCGTCACCCGCGAGCAGCAACACGGTCGTGGCCGCACGAGCCGGTTCCAGCTCACCATGCCGGAAAAGGTGTCAGCGCTGACACCTTATCGCCCCGAAAACGTGTCAGAAAACGTGTCAAAAAACGTCGCACCTTTGACACGTTATCCCGAAAACGTGTCAACAAACGTGTCAGCGCTGACACCTTTTCCTGCGTCTACGCACGCGGGCGCGCCTGTGCGCGGAGAAGTTATTACCCAGGAAGAAGTCTTCAGAGAAGAGAGATACGGGGCGCGCTCTCTGAACGGCCGGGAAAGTCCCCAAGGCGCGCGCGCACGCGAGGTGGCGGCATACGAACCTGCGGGCGATTTGATCCAGCACCTCCTGGCCCGGGGCATGACGATCGATGAGGTGATCGCGGCGCTCGTCCAATGGCGGGAGGTCCGCACCCGCAACGAGGGCGTGGTCAGTGACGCCAACTTCCGCGTCTACTGCCTCCAGACCTACCTGCCCCGGATCCTCGGCCGCGATCCCCTGCCCGACATGCGCCACCCCGCGCCCTCGAAACGGATGGCGGAGAACCTCGCCACCGGCATGAACTGGCAACCGCCGGAACGGAGGCGGCAATGATGAAACCGTTGCCCGAGACCCATCTGGTCGTCGTCACCCATCTCTACGATCGGCTCGGCGGCTATCTCAACGACGTGGCGACCGAGTCGTCCATCGTCGTGGTGGAGCGCTACAAGACACCGGTCGCGGCGCTGATCTCGATCGGCCAGCTCAACGAGTACGCCCGGTTGCGTCAGGCGGAGCAGCAGCGCCAGGAGGCGGAGGAGGCGCGCGAATGACTCCTTTGCATGTGACCGTTTATTGCCGGTACACGGCAAAGGAGTCATTCGGTGCAGGACGTTGAGCGCTTCCAGCACAACCTGCTCAAGGCCTGCGTCGCCTTCGATCGCAAGCTCGACGGCATGCTCTCGGATGTCTGGTGGCAGACGTGCGCGTCGCTCTCGGACGACCAGTTCGAGCGGGCGATGGACGAGCTGCTGATGGAGGCGCTGCGCTTCCCCGCACCGGCCCAGCTCCGGGCGATGGCCTACCGGATGCAGGAGGACCGCGTCAGCAAACGACAGGCCGAACCCGCGCCACCCGGTTCACCGCTCCTGGCCGCCGGCGATCTGACGAACGTCGCCGTCGTCCTGGCGAAGCGCGAGGGCGCGAAGTACGCAGCCAACCCGGTCGCGATCCCGCTCTTCGAGTGCCTCCGCTGTCGCGACCGGCATCACGTCCGCATCGACACGATGGTCGGCGCACCCCACTTCGGCGCGTCGATCCCGTGCCCCCACTGCCGGAGCGAGGCATACGACCGGTACGTGGAGAAGAACGGCGTGCCCCCCGGGATGCCGAAGTGGGCCGCCGGTGAACGGTTCGCGACCGGAGGTGACTGATGTACGCCATCTGGACCTTCGTGATGAAAGAGCGCCGGGTGCCGGTCGGGTCGGGGATCGCGACGATGTACCCGGACATCGAGCTGTGGGAACCGTGCCCGGACGGGTGGAACGGCGAGCGCGCCCGTGCCCGGGCGGAGAAACTCTCGCAGCGATCGGGCGGGGTCTTCGTCGTCCGCCGCAAGCTCTCCGGCGACAAGTGGAGCGACGTGCCGAAGGACGACTGGCAGCGCGGCATCACCGCAGCCCAGCATCTCTATCGCGAGGATCAGGCCAGAAAGGCCCAGCGAAGGCTCCAGAAGCGTCTCTCGCAGGCGGGGATGCCACCACCGAAGGCGGATGGGTCATGAGTGCCGAACGCCCCGTACGGACGACTACAGCGCGAAATCCGCATTATGCGTACGTACAGCGTCGTCGGCTCTGGGGCGCGCTCGCGGTGGTCTTGTATTTCCTGAGCATCTGGCTCGCCAACTGGCTGATCGTCCGCTTCGGTCTCGTCCCGGTCGGCTTCGGCCTGCGCGCGCCGGCGGGGGTGTTCGTGGCGGGCGCGGCTTTCGTCCTGCGGGACGTGGTGCAGGAGGAGCTGGGCCTGGGCTGGGTGCTGCTGGCGATCGCGGCGGGCGCGGTCCTCTCGACGGCCGTGGCACCGGTGCGGATCGCCCTCGGCTCGGGGCTGGCATTCCTCTTCTCGGAGCTATGTGACCTCGGTGTCTACACGCCGCTGCGCCGCCGGAGCTGGGTGGCGGCGGCCGTGCTCTCGAACACGGTGGGCGACCTCGTGGACTCGGTGTTGTTCCTGACGATCGCCTTCGGGACGCTGGCGAACGTGCTCGGGCTGATCGTCGGGAAATGGTACGTCACCCTCCCGATCGTCGTGTGGTGGGGCATCCGCCACGCGGGAAAGGAGCTGTCATGGCAGTCCTGATCGCGGCCACGGTCCTGCTGACACCGGTGGGGTCGGCGCAGATGGAGGTCGGCAACGCGGCGTACTACGCGCCGAGCTTCGACACCGGCAGCCCCTCGGGCTGGGAGCGGATCATCCAGCGGCGGGTGGACTGGGGCCAGATCGACGCGGAGACGTTCCCGTACTCCGGCGATGGGTACTACTGCGTGCACCCCGGCTCGGACCTGGGCGACCAGCTCCACGTGATGAACGCGATCACCGGCGAGTCGGTGGTCTGCACGGTGGCGGACGCGGTCGCGCCGCGCGACATGGCGCACTGGCAGTCCAGCGTGGTGATCGAGCTGAGCTACGCGGCGTACGTGGCTGCGGGCGGCAAGGCGTTCAATCGCTTCGTGGTCTGGGAGGCCGATGATGGCTAACCCGGACGTGGTGTCGAGCACCGTGTTCCAGCGGGCGATCGGCACTTACCTCGACGCGGCCCGGTCCGACGATCGCACCTATCTGGTCACAGCCCACAACCGGCCGGTCGCGGTGTTCATGTCGATCCGCGAGTACAACCGGCTCAAGCAGTGCGAGGCGCTGACGCGACACGAGTTGGCACGAGGGGGAGACGCAGATGGAAGAATGGCCAATGGAGCAACTGACACCGGACCCACGGAACCGGGAGATCTTCGACCCGGTTGAGGGCGACGATTTCGAGGCGCTCGTGGAGAGCATCCGCACGAACGGCATCATCAACCCGATCAGCATCACCGCGACGGGGCTGATCATCGCCGGTGAGCAGCGCTACCGGGCGGCGCGCACACTCGGGCTGGAGACGGTGCCGGTGATCGTCCACTACGATCTGGACGATGACGACCCGAAGGTAACGCTCCTGCGGGTGGACGAGAACATCCGCCGGCGCTCGCTGAAGATCTCCGAGACGGCCCGCGCGGTGAAGGCGTGGCACGACGCGACGGCGAAGCCGGTCGGGACCAACCGGTACACGAACGGTAGCTCATCGACCGTCGATGAGCTAGAAATGCCCGAGGCGATCGCGAGCATGTCCCCCTCCACGCGCACCATTTACACCAAGCTCGCCGCGCTGATCGAGCCGCTCGCGTTCATGCTCGACACGAAACAGATTGGCACCCAGGTGGCCTATCAGCTCGCGCAACTGAGCAAGGAGAACCAGGAGGCGCTCGCTGCGGCCACGAGCGAGGAAGAACTTGCGGAGCTGACGGAGTCCGATGCGAAGGAACTGAAAGAGCGGCTGAAGGCGCGGGACGCGGAGGTCGCGGAGCTGCATCGTCGCCTCGAGCAGACGGCGGAAGGGCAGCAGTCGCTCGACATCATGGGTCTGGCGCTCGCGGGCATGCGCGAGCAGCACGCGAAGGAGCTGGCCGCGCTGGAGGCGAGCGTCGAGGATCGCGTGGCGGAGCGGACCGAGCACTTCGAGGCGGAGGCGGACGCGGCGGACGCGGCCCGGGCGCGCAGCGAGCAGTTGGTGACGACGCTGCGCGCCCGGATGAACTACGAGGCGAAGGATCCGGTCCACAACGCGATCAAGCTCTTGGTCGGGGTGATCGCCTCGGGGCCGGAGGCGCATGCACGCTTCACGATCCAGCTCGGCGAGCAGGACGGGTTTATGTGGCCGTTCATCGACATGGACGCGCAGCAGGCGCTCTCGGTCGCGAACGTGCTGACGGAGTACTCACGTCTCTTACGCGCGGCGCTCGATGAGAAGGGGTTGAGCATCAGCGGGCTAAGGAGCCTCACATGACGACAGCAACGATCACCGGCGAAGTCCTGGCCGAGGCGCGTGCCGCCGTTCATCGGACCGGCCGCGTGATCGTCTCCGATGTGGCCGCGAAGGCCAATGTGCGCGCGGCCCAGAACCGCAAGAAGTCGCAGCCGAAGCGTGCGGAAAGCGATCGCAAGCGACAGGTCGGCAGCGTGCTCACGCAGTCGATGCAGGCGGACGGCACCCACGAGTTCATCGGCTACAAGGAAGTGCAGGAGTGCCTGGAGCTTCCGGGCATCGACTGCCGGCCGAAGGTGATCGATATCCGCGTGCCGCAGTCGCGCCTGGAGACGGACTACGATCTGCGGGCGTTCAAATGGAACCGGATGTTCCACAACATGCAGAGCGAGTTTCGCAAGACGGGCTTCGGCACGGACTGCGACGCGGCGATGCAGGCGCACTTCCAGGCGTTCTATTGGACCGGGCTAAACACGGTGATGCGCCGGATGCAGCCGCCGCCACCCCCGCCGAACGTGCGGAAGCCGAAGAATCCGAAGCCGGGACACGGCGCGCCGCGCGTGCGGGCAGTCGCATGATGAAGGGTTATCGCACCGACGCGGTGAAAACAACGGAGGGTGCGACAACCCTTCATCAGATCCCGCGCTTCCATCTCGAGATCCGTGCCCTGGAGGTGGGCATCCTGATTGACCGGGCCTGGACCAACGAGCGGATCGCGGACGTGTTGGATGCGGAGTTTGGTGCGCGTGGGTCGGACACGCGCACCGGCCGCCGCTCGGATGGCAGCGTGCCGGACGAGGCCTTGTATTTCGCCTTCCGTTCGATGCCGGTGATCTGGCCGGCCTCCGGCGAGGTCATCTCCCAGGCGGAGGCGCGCGACCGGGTGAATGTCGGCATCGATCGGGCGATTGCCGCCCGTGTCAGGGGGGCGACGGATGGGGGTGAAGTATCCGGCGGGGATGGTGAACCGGGCAGCGCCCCCACCGGAGGACTGGGGTGAAAGTCCGGGTCGCCAGCATTCCGAGAACCGTGATGCCGTGGACCGCAATGAACGGTCACATGCATCACGGTTCTCGGACGGTAACAGAGCGGGCAACAAGCGCCACGCCGCGTGGCTCGCGACGATCCGCCGGCTCGCCGACGCGCGCGGCTGGGTGGTCGCCTGCTGGTGGCGCTCCGATCATTCGCCGCCCGGGTTCCCCGACATCGTCGCGGTCCATATCGCGCAGGGCCGGCTGATCTTCATCGAGGCGAAGACGGGCAAAGCCGAGCTGAGCGAACACCAAGAGCAGTGGCGCGACGTGCTGCTCGCGGTCGGGATGGAATGGTACGTGATGCGGCCCGGGGACGAGCGCGAGCTGGTCCGGGTCTTGGAGGGGGACGAATGACGCGCGTGCTCACGACGGTGCCCCTGGCCCGCCAGCTCCCGCACCCTACGCTGCTGCTGATCTGGGAGCCGCGCGACTGCTGGCTCGGCCTCTTCTGGGACCGCACCGAGGATCCGGGCGACCCGCGCCGGCAGGCGTTCATCCTCTACGTCTGCATCGTCCCGTGCCTGCCCGTCTGTCTGGTCGTGCCCCGGGCGCGATCGCGCTGGCCGGAGGCCAAGCGGCAGGCGGCTGAGCCTGAGATTGTGGGGCCGTCGTGAGCGAGTCGTATGGGGAGCGGGTGCTGAAGCTGATCGAGCGCAACACGGAGGCATTCATGGTCTCCGCGCGCGACGGCGACGACCACGTGATCGGCGTCTACTTCCACGCCGACTTCATCCTCGGCGTGAACGAGATCGAGCTGCGCATGGCGATCGTCACCATGCCCCGGCACCCGCGCAAATGCTGGCTCGCGACCGAGGTCGGCTACCTCGAGGACGCGGACGTGGTCGGCGGCCGGCTGATGCCGCTGGAGCGCGTGACGGAGCCGCTGTCGATCGAGGAGTGCATGGAGTGGTACGGCTACACCCGCAGCACCGTGGAGACGTACCTCTCGCAGGCGCGCCGCCATCTGGACCAGCGGTTATCAAGCGAGTCAAGTAGGCGGAGCGCCGGGGTCGCGGGCGCTGCGGCCTTGCTGCGCAAGGTAATGAACCCCGGTTGACAGCAACCATACCAGGGTATAGATTGTTACCGTGCCCAACTCCGCTTCACCGCAGTGGGTACGGGTTGACCCGACGCCTCCCGCCGCCGCAACGGTAACAGGCCTCGGGTCAACCAACGCAAAAAGGGCAGCCACTACGGCTGCCCTTTGGGGTTCCAGCGATCCGGTAAGGGAGTTATTCGGGCTTGCCCGGGATGCGCGGCGGCGGCATCGGTTTGAAGTCCGGTGGCGGCGGCATCCCCGCGAAGGGCAGGCGCTCCGGGTCGCGATCGTCGGCCGGGATATCGAGCGCGGCCTCCGCCCAATCGAGCAGGAAGGTGCGCGCGCCGGCGTGGGTCGTGAAGACCCGGTCCGCGTCGTCGGCCTCCGCGTGACAGACCCAGTTGCCATCGGCGTCCTCGCGGACCTCGGCGCTTGCGCGGCCGGTCTCGGCCGTGGTGTCGATGTAGAGCGACATCGCACCGGTGGCGAGGTCTGTTCTCACGCTGGCGACCCGGCCGTCGTGGGTGATCTCCAGCTCGGTCCAGCCCTCGACAGGCCGGCGGTTGTATGCGGTGGTCATGCGGGTTCTCCGATCTCCTCGGGGGCTTCGCCCAGCCGCAGCCGGTTGGCGAGACCCTCGAGGGTGAGCTGCATATAGGGCGGCATCGTGTACAGGTCTCGCTCCCAGTTGGAGACGGTCTGGACATTCACGCCCAGCGCGCGCGCCAGCTCGGACTGCGAGACGTTGTTCTGGTAGCGCCACTGCTTCAGGTGCGCGCCGGTGAACGGCCGTGGCTTGACGGGTCGCTGGGCGCTGTTCATCAGGCAACCTCCTCCTTGGGGCGTTGTCGCGGGTGCGACTCGTAGTACGCGGCCAGCTCGATCTCCCAGGCCGCCTGGGCAGCGGCGATCTCCTCCTCGGTCGGGGCGACCTCGGTCGGGTGCTCGGTGAGATCGGCCTGGGCGTCCAGCGCGGCCAGCTCGGCGCACCAGTGGCCGTAGGCGCGGACCGCATCACCGTAACCGGCGAAGTCCTCGCTCTCGGTATGCGTGTCGAAGCACCACGTCACCCGCCAGCCGCGCTGCGGATAGCGGTGCTCGTGCGTGGTGATGTCGAGCCGGTAGAGCCGGACGCTCGGGTACGACCAGTGATCGCCCAGGTGCCGGTTCTTGCCCTTCATCTCGCTGACGCTGTGGGCGCTCTCGGCGCGGAACGGCCGGTCGGGCGCGTCGCGCATCGCGACATAGAGGTAGTCCGGGTTGCCGGGGCGCTTGACCTCGTAGCCCTGCGCCTCGAGCGCCGCGACCGCGCGGTTCATGAGCTGGTCGCGGCGGGCGTTCAGCTCATCGATCTTCTCCGGCGGGAGCGTGGCGCGCTGGTCGCCGGTGAACGGGCCGCTGTATTCGACGGCCATGTGGTTGCTGCCGTACCGCGACTCGCAGCGGAACCCCTCCTTGCCCGTGAAATAGCTGCGGTATTCGAGGCCGGTCGCCTTGCGAATGATCGCGGCGACGGTCTGCCAGTTGATCTTGAGATAGCCCTGTTTGGTCACGATCGTTCTCCCTGCGCCGGTGCGACGCCCTTTCGTTTCATCCAATCGCGGACGATGCCCTTGCACAGATCGGGCACGCCGTAGCGATCGTCGTCGATCCCCTGCTCCTTGAGAAACTCGTAGAGCGCGAGGATCTCGCCCTGCGTCAGGTAGACGCGGACGAAGGCGAGCGTGTCCGGGTGCTGCTCGGCCTCCTTGTGGAGCGCGCTCTTGCGATCCCAGTATGCCTGATGGTTATCGACCCCGGCCTCCTGGCGTTGCCGGCGGCGGGCCTTCTCCATCGTCGCCATCCGCTCCATCGTGCCCAGCCCTTGCCAGTGCGGATCGGCGCGGACCTCGTCCATGATCCAGCGCTCGTCCTCCTCGGCGCGGTGGAGCTGTGCGGTGTGCTCGCGTTCGAGTGCCTCCCGCTCCGCCACGATCGCCGCGAGCGGCCGGCGGTTGACCAGCTTCTTACGCACGATCGCCATCGGCGGCCTCCTGCGGTGTCATGTGGGCGCGCATGCCGTCGTTCCAGCCGCGATCCCACGGGGTCGTCTCCACGGCCAGCTCGACGCGGCCGGGGAACTGCTCGTAGTAGCGGTGCGCGGCGATGTTGCCGTTGCGGTATTCCTCGTCTTCGGTCAGGGGCGTATGGTTGAGCATCGCCAGGGCGTGATCGTTCAGCACCTTGGTGACCGCGATCGCTTTGGTGATGGCCTCATCGATCTCGGTGGCCGCCGGCATGCTCGGCAGCTCCCAGGCGATGTTGCGGGCGTTGAGCAGCCAGCTCCGGATGTTGTCGGTCTGGCGGCGGATCTTGTCGTAGCTGGGCAACGGATTGTCCTCTCGATCGAGTCGCACCGAAAAGCGCGACGTGTCGGGGAGGCCGCCACGGGCGGCGGCCTCCGCATGGCGCATGGCCTCGTCTTCAGCGACGGCCAGGGTCAGGTTGGTGGCGATGAAGCGACCGGCGTCGCTGTCGTAGACGCCCCAGATGGGGCGCTGCTCTTCGGGTAAGGGGGCGAATGCGGTCATGATGCCGCCTCCACCTTCGGTCCGCCTGCACGCCATTCGGCGTACCACGCGGCCGCGTCCGTGTAGGTCAGGAACCGCTCGCCGTCTTCGGTCAGCCGGTAGACGGTGCCGCCGATGATGCGTTGGCGCGCGACCAGCCCGAGCTTCTCGAGCGCCTCCAGGGCGTGCTCGATGCGGTAGGTGTAGATGTCGAGCCGATCGGCGATGCGAAACTCGTCCAGGCTCCAGTTGTGGCTGAAGTAGCGCGTCTCGCCGGCCTCGTGCAGGACGATCTCACGCTCGCGCGCGGCCGTCAGCGCCACGATCTGGCGCATGACGGAGAGTTGCAGGGTGGTGACGTTGCGGGTCATGTCAGGTGCTCTCCTTCGGTGGAGCGACGTACTCGTCGCCGATCGCGGTGGTGGCCAGCTCGCGGATGCGCCCCAGGCGCAGCCACAGCTCATTGCTCGTAATCCCCCGGGTGGGGGAGGCCTCGGTGAGGATGTCGTGCATGGCCAGGACGCAGCGGGCGGCCTTCGCCTGCTCGTGGGCTTTGAATGCCGCGAGCTGTTCGCGCAGCTCGTCCTGCTGGCGCTCGTCCAGGCCGCCGTAGAAATAGGTCGGCAGCGCCGAGCCGCCGCCCTTGCGGGCCTCGATCGCGTAGGCGCTCTGGTGCTCCTTGGACAGCTCGCGCGCCCAGGCGCAGGCCTCCTCCTTCGTCTCACGCTGGCCGGCCATCATGTAGGGGTGGCCGCCGTTGACGCGGCTGCGATAGACGCGGTACATCAGGGTTGCTCCATTCCTTTGGTGAGGACGACCGGTCCGACAACCGCTCGCCCGCTCTTGTTCTCGATCGCCTTGCGCGCGTACTGCGCGAGCCGGTCATAGTCGATCTCGACGCGGACGTTGAACTCCTTGCCGTCCGCGTCGCGCGCGCTCGTCCACATGACGTGGAACCGATTGCTCATGGTGTGCGCTCCTATTCGTATCGGTGCCACCGCTGGTTCCAACGGCGGATCGTCACCTCGCCACGGAAACCGTCGCGTGTGAGGAAGTCGTCCCGCCAGCTCTGGGCGGCCTCGGCCGTGTCGGCATACGCGGTCTCCTCACGACCCACGCCATCCCAGGTGCCGGAGAAATGGATCTGGTATTCCCGCGTCCGGTCGTTCGCGATCCGCTCCGCCAGCCGCTGCTCGAAGACTTCGCGAGCGCGGGCCTTGGCCAGCTCAATCGTCGGACGAACACCGAGGTGCTCGTTGCCAGCGGCGCTCAGGCGGTAGACGCTGAAGCGACCGGCGGGGGTCTGCCGGATCTCGTAGTTGCCGCCGGTGCTGGGGGCGCTGCGGATCGGGTAAGGCCGGCGATCACTCACCGGGAACCAGGGCATGTGTGCCATCTCAGTCCTCCTTGGCCAGCTTCCAGACCGCGATGATCGCGGCCCGCAGCGTGCGCAGGTTCGCCGCTTCCATCTCGACGTGCGTCGTCCGATCGTCGTCATCGAGCCAGTCGAGCCGGTTGATGATCGCGTTCGTCGGGCTGAGCACGTCGCGCACGTCGCGCTTGAGCTTGGCCGTCTCCTGCTTGGCGGCGGCGATCTCGTTGCGAAACAGTTGGTTGGTGGTCGGGCGTGCCATCGTTAGCGCTCCTTGTCGGGCGGATCCAGGCGGAGGATCCAGTCGAGATCGATCGGCTCCGGCTCGGGTGCCGGTGCCAGGAACAGCATCGTCGTCTTGAGGGCGTACGCGAGCCGCGCGCGCGCGAGCCGGACGTTGTACGTCTCGAGTGCGTCGGCCACGGGATGCGCGATGTGCAGGGCGATGCCGTCATCGCTCGAGATGCCCATCCCGTCGGCGACGCTCGCCCACATGCGGCCGCAGGCCTGCCACGCGAGCGCGTGGGCGCGGACCGCGTGCGGCCGGTAGTCCTGGGCGCTGTCGATCGCGGCGATGCCGTCCTCCAAGTGGTAGGCGATCGCGCACAGCATCGGCTCGTGCGAGATCCCGCGTGGGCTGGGGACGAGGACGGTGTCGAGCACCCGGGAGGGTGACCCCTCCCGGGTGTGGGTGATGTACGCGGTCATACTCCCTGGTCCTTGTTGACGATCGACCGGTAGGCATCCACGAGCTGGCGCTCGGCCTCGTCCTGGCCGATCCGGTAGCCGTTCATCACGCCGGCCTCGAAGGCCTTGGCGATGATCGCGAGGAGCGCCGCGCGCTTCACGTTGCTGTACGTGTAGGCACGCGCCGCGTCGTCTGCGGACTCCATCAGTTGGTGGATGAGATCCGGCGCGATCGTCTCCGGCGTCTTACCCGCGAGCGCGCAGATCCGCTCATACTCCGCGTCTTGCGCGGACTCATCGTCGGCCGGGTTGTACGTCCGATCCATGTGTTGCTCCTTGCGGTATCATGACCGCTGTACGGGGTGGTGGCTCCCCTCGTTCAATCGGCCAGGGGCACTCACCCCTGGCCAGTCCAATTCTAGGCGGCGCGCCTAGCCGATGCAAGCGAATGACCTATGCCTCCTTCCTGCTGTCGATCACCCAGGAGGTGACGACGTTCGGCATGCGCGCCCAGGTGCCGGCGCACTTCAGCGCCTCCTCGCGGGTGGCGTACGACGCTTCGATCGTCTGGCAGTCATCGGCGAACCAGTCGAAGCTGCGCAGCACCATCACCCGGTAGCGGCGCTTACGGTTGAGGGTGTGGATCCCGGGCAGGTAGGGGAGATCGAGCGCCACCTGGGCATCGATCTCCTTGCGCTGACGGATGGCCTCGAGCATGTCGGCCTCGCGCACGCGGCCGTGGAGCTGGCCGTCCTTGTGCAGGCGCTCGGCGGCGATCTCGTGGGCGACGAGCTTGACCCCGTCACCCTTGTCGGCATCCCAGGCGGCCGCGATCGGATCCTTCGCGAGCGCTCCGAGCGCGCCGAAGGTGAACGGGAGCGGGCAATAACCAAAGCGGGGCATGTCAGTCCTCTTTCGTAATGCGCTCGATCTCACGGCGGATCTCGAGCAACTCGGTAAGGAGACCGTCGGCCTCCTCGCGGAAGATCTCGTCCACGTCGGGATCGAGATCGGCATAGGCGCGGGTCTCGGCGATGCCGTCCAGCTTGGCGCGGAGGCGATCGGCCTCCTCCTCGAGGACGGTGAGCCGGAGCGGGTGCTCGGGCATGGGAAACATTGGGTGCCTCACTTCCAGGCATCGATCGTGAAGGTGTAGCCCCAGTCGCGGAACACCTGATTGATGCCCAACGGGTTGGTGGTGGTCCGGGTGTGCAGCGGCGGGCCGTCCTTGCCGATCTCCCAGACGGAGCAGACGAAGCCTCCTTCGGTCAGCTCCATCGTGAAGATCACGCGCGGCACGGCGGCTGCGGTCAGGTTGGTGACGGTCCGGGCATTGAACCGGTACTGCTTGCGAATCTGCTCATCGTTCACGGGGAACCTCCTTGATGACGTTCAGGCCGCGCACGGCGGCCGTGTCGCTCTCCCACAGGTAATGCCACGCATCGACAACGTGGCGCTCGGTCACGCCGACCTCGGTGCTGCTCTCGAGGCTTTCGAGGAGCCGGTGCGCGGCGGCGCTGCCGGCGTGGGCCTGGAGCCGGAGCCGGATGAGCGCGCGCTGGTAGGTCTCGATCGCCAGGAGCGCGGCGCAGTCGGTAAGGAGCGCCTGCTCGACGCTGTCCAGCGTGCGGCGCTCGAGGATGACGGCCACCGCGTGGTGGCCGTCGGGTCGGAACACCGGTGTCAGGGGCGCTGTGGTCACGGTAAGGACTCCTCTCAGCTCAGGATCCGGAGCAGGCGCTCGGTCGCTTCGAGCGTGCCGCGCGCGTACTCGCTCCGGTCCGGGTCGGGGTTGAACAGGCGCGCGAACCGCAGCGCCTCCTCCACGTCGTAGCGCATCTGGCTCACCCCGAGGGTGAGCGCGCGCTTGGCGTAGATCTCGTACGTGGCTTCCTTGGCCAGGAAGTACATCGGGTCGGGCAGGCGCTCATCGCGCGCCTGCTCGGCGATGCGGCGGTTCTGCTGCGCCTTGACGGTCTCGGTGACGATCTCCCAGTACCGGCGGTAGTCGGCCTGGGCCAGCGGGGTGGGGGCGCTCATTGGTTCAGCTCCTCGACGACAGCGGCGATCACGTCGCTCTGGGTGACGGTGTCATGCTTGTTGTCCCAGGCGATCACGCGGGCGTTGTCCGCGACGGCCTCGGTCTTGACGCTGGGCCAGCGCTCATCGCTGGCCGCGCGGATCAGGTGCTCGACGGCGTCGAGCGTGTAGGTGGTGGGCAGTGTGCTGATCACGGTGTGTGCTCCTTAGAAGTTGAGGTAACGGTAAACGAGGCGCTCGATCTCGCCGATCTGGCGGATCTGGTCGCGCAGGCCGGCGGCCCGACGGGAGGCGTAGTCGCGATCTCCCTCGAGCCGGTACTCGGTGGCCATGTAGTCGCGCAGGGCGAAGTCGTTGCCCTCGGGGACGGTCTCGAGCGTGGCGCGGTGCGCGTCCAGGCGCTCGTCTGCGGTCACCAGACCGGCCTCCCACTGGTGGAGGTCGGTCCGGAGGTTGGCGGCCATCTTGGCCAGCTCGGCGTCGAAGGCACGGCGGCGCTTGCGGTAATCGGCGACTCTCACTTGGTCACTTCCTCTCCTCGGTTCACCGGTATCGCAC